TAGAATACATGCCTGTCACGCATGGGGTCACGGGTTCGAGTCCCGTACGCACCGCGTATAACACTTATAATAAGGAAGTTTTATAAAAAGCACCCGGAAAAGTACCCGTTATTCATTTTTCCGGGTGTTTTTTGTCTGTTTTGCTGCCGGAACTCTCGGCTTACCTTCTATTTTTAACAATTTTATAGCGAATGTAAAAGCCCGCCGCAAGAACCGCCGCTAACCCTATCCCGCTAAGTACCCAAAGAAACGGGTTCGTTTTCGGGTACTTTTCTTCTTCGGTCTGCGCGGTTTCCTTTGTTTCCGCTTCCGCCGTCGTCTTCTGCGTTTCGGTAACTTCCGTTTCCGTAGCGGTAGTAACGTTTGTTTCTGTCTTTTTTTGCTTATCGCCGTTTATAACGATGCGTCCGGTAGTCAGCGACTTTACGTTAGGCGGTTTCTTCAATCCTTCAATAGCCGGGAACAAATCCGTATTATGCCGCAGGGGGGTATCTGATTGCCCTTCTGCCGTTTCGCTGGCTTTCCGGGTTGGCTCTCCGTTTGCCATTTCCAATGCCTTACGCATGTCTTCATTAAACGCGCTGTCGGCTTTTTGAAACTGTTCTGCAAAGCGGTTCGGCTTTTGTCCTTCCGGGTAATACTCAACTTTTGTAAACTCTATAACTATGTTTTGCTTCTCGTTGCTTCCGGTAGTAGCCGTAGTGTTGGTGGTTGTCCGGTCTTCCGTTCTCCGGCTTCCTTCCGTAGTTGCTGTTAGCTGGCTTTCCGCCGCCAGCTTTCCCTTACGGGTACTTCGGGTACTTGCGCACCCGAAAACCAACAGAAGCAAGAATAGGGAAAGCATGGCTAAAACAAATCTTCTCATACGTCTGTGAAATTTAGAACTTTGTCCTTCCCCTTCTTGTTAAGGGTAAGGCTTCCGTAGTTTATACAATTAAGCCGGGATAACCACCCTTTCTTGAAAACCATCTGCGAAGGGTCGCGCTTTATAATTCCTTCAATAAAGGAAATACGGGCGCGTTTTATGTCTGCAAACAGTTCGCGGGCGTTCCTTCCGTTCATCGCGGCTAAGGTCTTTTCGCCTACTATGCCGTCCACGCTTACCCCTAAAATTCGCTGTACCCCGGTAATGCCGTTCTTTCCCGAAGCCCAAACCCAATCCACTACCAAGTTGGCGACGGACTGGCTTTTTATCCGGTCTGCCTTCCATCTGTCCCAATAGTGCGGCTTCATCACGCGACTAACCGCGTCTTCTTCGGTTATCAAACGCAAATCTTCCACATCTATATCGCCGTCACCGTCTTTGTCGTACCCTACGGCTTTCCAAGTGGCGATAGTTACCCCTTTGTTAGTTGCTCCGCCTTTGTCTGCCGGGTGGTTGGTAAATCCACCTTCCCAACTTAAAATAAAGGGGGATAATATTTCAATCCGTGCCATTTTCTGAATGTTTATTCGTTATCAACTCTACAATTTTTTCCGCGTCCTTTGCGCTTGCCGCCTGCACAATCTGCCGTATTATGTCCGGTACTTCCGCCGCGTTTACTTTGATTTTTTGCAGCTTCTCGCGTACGGAAATAAATTCTATCAATACCGCGCTGATAGTATAGACAACGGTAGCAAATGGAGCGACGTACCACGTGAACAATCCGGCTAAAAAGTCAAACATGAGGGCGAATACCATAACCCGTATGTAGTCCCCGATTTTGTTGAACGTCCGGCGGTATTTCCTGCTTCGCAGTCCTTCCCCTGCCGCCTTCGCCGCCTTGCGCCCGTAGTACATATCTATGAAAGTAGCCATCGCCAAGAATACCCAGCAAATCAGCACAATGGCTACACGTACCGCCACGTAAACCGTCAAACCGTGCCAGTCTTCTTGCTGTATCAATTCCAACATATTAGTAACCTTCCGTTAATAAATCGTTCTTTACCATAGTTTTGATAGCAATAACCCTGCTAAGGTGTGCTTTATAGTCCGCTACTGCTTTCGCTTTGCGGTCTTCGTCCGTTTCTATACCCAACTGTGCGGCGTAATAGTCGTTAATCAAAGAAAATTCTTCGGTTTCGTCTATTTCGCTACGGATAACCGCACGTGTAAGGTTTTCGTAGTCCGGCTTCTGCCAAACCTGTACCGTATCGTAGTTGTAAACGGTCTTTTCGCCCGTTTCCGGGTCTTCTACCTTTTCTTCCACTATGTTGTAGTTATAGTGGTAAGAACCATTACCCAACGGTAAAATAATCGCGGGTCTAACGTCTGAACTTGATTTCATAAGGTGTAATTTTGTTTAACTTGTTAATTAAATATTCGCTGTCGCTGTATTTAGCCCAACCCCACCACGCGGCTAACGTCTGCTTAAATTCATCCTCACTTAACGGTTTCTTCCGTTTCCGTAATTTAGCTATCTTACGGCAAAGGTTCTGTTTGATACGCTTCCTAAGCCGTGTTTCGTTCAAATAGAATACATAGCCCAAGAAATCAATACCACGCCCGAAGCTGTCGCGGTGGTCGCGTGCCACCGGAAAGACTTGTTTGTTCTGTTTGATTTCCAGCTTTACGTTAGCCGCCAAATAGCTTTCAAACTCTGCCAGCAAAGCGTGAAGCGTCTTTTTGTCGCTATGTAATACTACAATGTCGTCGGCGTATCTGAAATAGTACCTTACCCGCTTTACTTCCTTTACCCAATGGTCGAAGTAGGTAAGTACAAGATTTGCTAAATATTGGCTAAGGTAGTTGCCAATCGGTAAGCCTTCCGCACTGTCTATAATTTCGTCCAAAAGGTTGAGTAGCCGTGTGTCCTTAATCTTCCGGCGAACAATGGATTTTAGTACGGTGTGGTCTATGGAAGGGTAAAATTTGCGTATGTCTATTTTCAAGCAATACGCGCAGCCTGCCTTATCTCTGTCGATAACGTGCCTTAACTTATTTGCCGCCGCTTGTATGCCACGCCCTTTGATGCAGCTATAAGTGTCCGCCGTGAAAATAGACACCCATATAGGCTCTAAAATGTTCATTACGGCGTGATGTACAATCCGGTCGGGAAAGTATGGCAAACGGAAAATCTCGCGTTCTTTAGGCTCGTATATCGTAAAGGTACTATATTCCGAAGTTCTGTAAGTTCCTGCTTTCAGTGCTTCGTGCAAAGACAAAAGGTTGGCTTCCTTGTTGCGGTCGTGTAACTTTACGCCGTAGGAATGTAGTTTGCCCTTGCGGGCGCGTTCGTCCGCAAGGTGCAAATTATCCAAACTTATTATTTTGTCGTAAAGGTTGCCTAACCTTTTCATAGTAATTTCTTTGCTGATTAAATGGTGTTCTTCGGTTTCCCTACCAAACCCCGTTAATGGTTAATATTTTCCGCCTTCCGGCGCGGTCTTTGTCCTTATTAGCTTTACAAAAAAATCAGTATAGCTGAGAGCCGATATTCGCATTCGTATTCGTAGCCGTGTTATTCGTATTCGCGTACGAAAGCCCGGCATTCGCGCTGTTATTCGCATTACCGCCGAACAAGACACCCGAAGGGCAAACAACCGTGAAAATCTTCCTACTCAAAATAATAGCGCGTTCCCGAAGCCCGCATAGTTACCTTTCGCGGGAAGGCGTTACGCTTCTTTATTTCCTGCAAAATGTATTTTATTTCGCTGGAATTTGTGAAGAACTTCTTTGCTTCGCTTTCGGGGTCGTCCTTCTTGAACTTTATTTTCACGAGGAAACGGTTCGCACCGAATTTCGTTTTCACGTCTTCGATAAAATCAATTAACCAAAACTGCAAATTGATTAGTTTCTGCTGGGTGGTTTCCGGGCAGTTGAAATGTTTGTTCGCTTCGTCCGGCTGGATGTTCAAGAACGAAAGGCTACCGTCATCTGTGCTATTATTGTTTGAAGTCATTTTCTTGTATTTTTAATTATTAAACATTTCGTTTCGTAACGTATTACGCGGCGGGGATAAAGCAAAGCCGAGAGCCGATATTCGCAGACGTATCCGTAGCCGCGGCATTCGTATCCGCGCACGAAAGCCCGGCAGGCGCGCCGATAGCCGCAGCACCGCCCAACAAGACACCCCTTTGCGCTACGCCACTGGCTGGTATGTTGGTATAGAAGTAGTCGGCAAAGTAGGTAGTAGAACCTGCGCCCACTTCCGTAGGCATATTTTCCCCGTATTCGCCTATCATCATGCGCTTAACATAACCTTCCTTGCGTGGAAGTTCGCCACGTTTTACGTAATTGCCATAGTTTGTATCTTGGTAGTTCGCCGGGTTATCGCAAGTATAGAAAGAACTGATGCCGCCGTCCGCGTCTGATTCAATGGCGCATTTGCATCCGTCCGTCCAACTCCAAACATGCCCGAACGGGTTTTCTATTCCTCGGTATGAAGGTACTTTTACTTTGGTAACTACGCCCGTGTCGTATTCGTCCGGCATGGTGTATTCTACCACACCCGAAGCGTTACCCAATGAATTGGTAGTACCGCATGGCACAAACGGATAGTAGCTGTTGAAGGTGTTCCACTTTGTACTGTTAAGCGTCGTAACGCCTGCGCCTAACCCGCCTTGCTTGTACCCTTCGCTCGTAGGTTGCGCGTTAAAATCAAGCTGGCAGTTAAGGTTAGCGTATTCAATCACGTAAAGCCAATAGGTCGCGTTTTGTGCCGCGTATAAATCGCAGTTCCATCCTGCGCTGTTCAATCCGGCTGCACCTCTGTTACGTGCGTATTTTCGGAAGTTGGTAAGGCTCGTTTGTGTAGCTGGACGACCTAAGAGGGTTCTATAAGTTCCGTCCCATGCCGTATTATTGTTTCCGCCCCGGAAAGCAGCCGTAGTATTTACCACACTGGCAAGTTTGGGCGTAGCTGATAAAGTTCTGTCTATCGTGGCTTCGTATGCGCTCCGGTACATCTTCGGCACTTCGATAAAGCCCGGTAGTTGGTATTGTGATATAAGGCAGGTAAACGTAGTACCGTCAAATTCAAACTTACGGTAGTGCTTCGGTATTTCTACCATTACCATGCCGGAAGCTCCGGTAAGGTCTGCCGCTGCCCCGGTGTCCGTCTTCGTACTGTCGGTTTGATGAAGGTAGGTAACAACCTGCCCGGCATCGTTAAGCAAACAACGGCGCATAAGGGATTGAACCGGGAGCGAAACATGTAGTTCCGATCTTCCTACGCGTTCTAACGCGGTATCTGCCACGTTTATATTAATCTTTACGCCGTAATAGTAATCATAAGGAAACGCGGGCTTTGTGTTGCCCGCTGCAATAATTAAACCCATAGTTATAATTTTTAATAGCCCCAAATCAGGGCGGTTGCTGAACTCGTTTCTTTTATCTCTCTGATAATTTCGGGGTTCCATCCCGTTTCAAAGCGCGTGCTTATAAATTCGCCTTCGGGCATTCCCCAAAGGTTTACTTCCAATACTATCGCCGCTTCGCCATCGTTTTTTAAGCAAAAAGGCGTGTCCATTCGGAAGTTGCCACCGGAAAAATCCACGTTCCCGGCTACCGAAATTTGCGCGCTCACTAAATCGCCGTTTCTATTTTCCATACACTTAATTTTAAGTCGTTACAAAAATACTTTCTTATCGTATTAGTTTAATACGTCGTGAAATACTCGTGAAGTGTTTGTTTAGCCGAAGCCGTGAAATTCGGCGTTACAACACTTCTATTTAATGCCTTGCGTCGTGATGCATGGCTTATTCTCTTATGTTCAATAAATAGGCGTAATATCCGCTGCTTCCGTCCCAAACTAAAAGAAACTCGCGTATGTCGCCCGCCGCCATGTTCCACTTTCCGGTTTCGTTTCCTGCGTTGTTGTTCATACGGTACGGGTAGTAGTTGCTATCCATAGCGTTGCCGCCGGAACTGTTCTTTACGAATGTATTACGCCCGCAAACATACCCGGTCTGCGTGCTCGTTCTATCACAAATAATAGTAATCCTTACGGCAAAGGCTGTATAATTACTAATGCCTAACACCGTACAAATGGAGTCGCGGCGAGGTAGCCCTATGCCGCTATTACTGTAAATGAAGCGCGGCATTAACTTGAATAGCGTAGGCTTGGTAGCGTCGCCCGGTGTAAGGCAGGTATTTACGGAAGGCAAAAGTTTTGATATACCGTAATCCGCTACGTAGCTGTCGCAAACTATCGCGCCTTTGCTCACTATACCCAAATTAACCAGCGCGCCGGACGCTTCAATAAGTAGCCCGTAGTTAGTTCCATAGCTGTTTGGTGTCTTGTTGGTAAAACGTCCAACGCCGACCAACCCGGTAGAAGCTGGTAATACGTTCGTTCCAATGGAAGCCCAGCGGTAAGAGTCCGAGAACTTTATAAAACTGCTAAGCAATGCTAAACCGCTTCCGCTTGTGTCGCCGGATGAAGCCGCTACACCTATTCGTCCGCTTGCTATCGCAAAGCCGCCAATACTTCCGGCGTTTGCGTTGATTGTTCCCGTTATAGTTCCTTTCGTAGCTACAAAGCTACCGTCTTGCAGTACGCGGAAAGGTGCGGTAGCCCGGTTTCCCTTGCTTGCTCCAGCCCAAAACCTTACGCTTGTGTCGGCTGTGCCTTCCCCTGTTATTCCTGCTTTTATACTCGCGTCGCTACCTGCAAGCTGAACCGTTCCGGCTGTTACTATGCCACCGTCTATCGTGGTTTGGGTGTTATCGTAATAAACGGCTTCCACCCAATCGTTAGCGACGTAAGAACCGGAAGTACGTTTAGTTATGCAACGTTTTAGTATTCCGTCTGTTTTTCCACCCGTCAGCCAAAGGTCGCCTATGTCATACGGTGGTTTTGGCTGGGTTACAAATACCTGCCTTTTCCCGTCCGCTGTGTCCTGTGCCTTGCTTGCTGCCGTGTATGCGTCTATCGCCTTTTGGTCTTCTATCGTAGTCCATGAATATGTAGAACCGGAAACGGTATAGCGTTTCAACAACTTTGTTGATGAACTGTACCACATATCGCCTACGTGCGCCTTCTTTAGTGCCGTAGTCGTCCAATTAGCCGCCGGGTCGGAAGATTGGAACCAGCTTTCTATCTTGCCGTCTATCTGTGTTGTAAGGTCGTTTACGGTTGGCGTGAAGTTGTTGTTTATAAAGTTGGTTAGCCCGGTGTCGTCCGTATATTTGGAAGCCTTTACCCAATCTACGGAATTATAAGAACCGGAAGTGCGGGCGGTCTTGCATCGCATGATGTCGCCCGTACTGCCTTGTACCCATAAATCGCCCACGTCGTAAGGCGTTGTAGGTTGTGCCACGAAAATACGCCGTTTTGTCCCGGCAAGTTTTAACGCGTCGTTAGCAAGTGCCAACGCTTGCGCTACTTCGCTGTCTTGTAGTTCCTGCCAACTGTAAGTAGAACCGTTTTTTACGAAACGGAAAACTTTACCCGTTGAAGTGTTATAGAAAAGGTCGCCTAAATGTTCATCTTTCAGCGCGGTTGTGTTCCAATCCTTCGCGGGCGCGTTTGTCAGCGTCGGGTCGTATGTTTCAAAGAACTGCTCTATTTGCCCGTCTAATTGCGCTTGTATTTCGTTCAGAATACCAGGCAGGGTATTATTTATGTAGTTCTTTGTTTCGTTCGCTATCTGGTCGAGGTCTGAAACGTTCTTTGTCGTTCCGTCGCTGCTTACAAAGTGAATAACGCCGCCTATTTCGTCGTTGTCGAGGTCGAAGTAGCATTTACCGCCACCGCTGCTCTCTATCCTTCCGGTACGGATGAAACGCCCGTTTATGGTACTGCTCCCGTAAGTCAATGAAACAAGCCTACCGGGGTTCTTCCCGTTCGTATCTGTAACAACCGAATTAAGAACCCCTACAAGGAAATTGTAATAGCCCGCTTCCGCTTCTACCGTCTTAGCCGTAGCGGATAGTATAATAGTTCCACTATCCCCGTTTTTAGGACATTTTGCGTAGATGTAATACGCCGTAGCGGATGTTAGGTTAGTAAATGTTGCCGAAGAAAGCCCCCACAACTTCAATGCGTCCGGTTCTATCGCGTAATGAACCAATGTACCGGAAGAAACGTAAAGGCTATTAGGGTTGCCGCCATAGTTCGGCTGGAACGTAATGTTTTGCAGTGTGAACTGTGTGCTTTTAGCCCCAACGCTTAACATCTGCGTTTCAATGGAAAGCGGCTTTATCTTCTCGCTGTAATAGTCGCCTTCGGGGTCGAATACCATGTTTAGAAGTTCCTGCGTAGCCAGCCAACGGCGGCGCGCCCTTGCGGGGTCTGCCAGCTTGTTTATGGTAATAACTTCGTTCAAGTCCTCTATTTCGTTTAGAACGCGTACGGTAGTGCTTTTCGTTACGGTGTCACTTAACGTTATGTCGTAGCTATGCCGTTTTAGCAGATCGCGCTCTATGCGAGTAATCCTTACCGCCTTATTTACGCCTATCTGTTCGTCCTCAATCGGTATGAAATCGCCTACGTGCAGTATTTCGGTTTCCACTTCTTTACCCCAAAGCGAAATAAAGAAGCCTTCGGTTAGTGCAAGTTTGTAACTTACTTGCGGCTGTGTCATGGTTTCAAAATCCTTTGTCCCGGCTTCCTTCAAATCCTTTTCGGCTTCCGTTATGTATTCCTGCGGTAACTGAATATCTAAAATGCTGTATTTGTCGCCTACGCTTATCTGAAACGCGCCGGAAGTTTCGGAAGGGAATACCGTACCGTTTTCGTCTTGGAACTTGTTTATTACAAACTTATGCGTTCCATGCTCGTAGCTGTGCAGGTCAAACTCGTAGCCTGCAAGTTGCCCGCTTTCAAACTTAATCTTCGCGTTTGTTCCTTCTATCAAATATTTTGTCGTTTTCCCGTCCGCTTCTTTCGCGTTAAGGTCAAACATCGTATTGTCTATGAAGGTAATCTTATCCGTACCCAATGCCGTAACCGTGCCTATACGTCCCGGTTTGATGTTGGTATAGTTCTTCTCGTTTTCCTTTATCCCGTAGGCGGCTATTGATTCCGCATCTTCCAAATAGGAAGTAAGGCGCGTAGTTCCGGGAAGGCATAGCTTTGTATGCCCGTAGTTCTTGCCTAAATTCTCCGTTCCGCCGTAAATGAAAAGGCGGTTTGTTATCCCGGCATTGTTCACGTTGGTACGGCTAAGCTGGTACAGACCACGCCCGCGCCCGTACTTCAACGTGAAAGTATGCGTTATTCCCGCTTTGGCTTTTATGTTGAGCGTGTTGGTCTTCCCGTCGCTGGTTATCTCAAATTCTACGCCGTAGTTGGTACAGTGTTCCTGCAATGCCGCCAAACAATTCTTTTCGGTGGCTGTAAAGTTTGTGTACTCCGTATCTTTGGGATAGTTCCCCAGCTTCCAAAGCCCCGGATATACGCGGCTTATGTTCCACATCAATACGTCCAAATGCCCGCCCAAATCCGAGTAGAACGTATCGCCGTAGCAATCTTCGGGCAAATGGTACTGAACATCTATAAGGTCATATTGCGCCCCTTCTAAGGTCAGTTCGTAGGTATAGTTCCTTTCGCCGTTCTTGGTTATTTGCGGAAGCTGGTTAAGTTTGTACTTCTTGCCGTATATCAGCGTGGTATCGCCTATCATCAAATCCAAAGGCGTAGCGGTGGTTATGGTAATACTTACCACGTCCTCGGAAAGCAAGGCGATTTTTTGTGTCGCCTTGCTTATTGCGCTTATATTCTTCCTGCTGAATAACGGTGTTTTGCTTCCGTCGGCATGGTTTATTATAATCTGTTCCATACTACAATACCGTTAGTTTCAAAGTCCGTTATGTCTTCAATTACCCCGGCTACAATTATGTAATAAATTCCGTTATCCGTGTAGGTGTGGCTAATGGCGTTCTTTCCGGTACAATCCCCGTAAACGTCGGTATCTACCGTACCGTCACCCCAATAAATATTAATCATTTTATCGGATTTGAACGCCACGCTTACCTTAGCCGAACCGCTGTTTAACCGCTGGTGTCTTACGACGCGCTTAACCGGGTCTGGTTCTTTCAGCTTCAGGGAGAAAGTACCTATCATTTTATCATCGTGCCAACGTTTGGAGGGGGCTACCCCGTCTTCGCAATAAACCTCGTAAACAAGCGGTTTAGTTGGGTGTATGGAAATCATAAGCCGCTGCGTGCCGTCCTGCCGGAAACGGTCGTACAAGGTATTAACCCGTTCAACGAAATCCATCTTACCGGAAGCCTTTAGCCAACAATTAAGCGTTATTTCGCGTTCTTGGTATCGCTTTTCGCTAAGGTCTATAACTTTCCCGTGATAGTCCGCCCAATCAACGGAAGCCGGGGTTTTCAGTTTGGGAAGGTCAAGAACGCCCGTAGAACTTTCTACGCGTATTCCAAAATCGCGGAAGTTTTTACCGTCCAAATAATATTCAAGCTGCGCAACGGAGTTAAGTTCTTCGCCTATTTCCGCGTCGCTTAATACGACGTTGTACACTTTCACGCTGTCTAAATCGGCGTAACCGTAACCAATACCGTAAATGTCTTGTATTAACGCTATCCCGGTAAGCGTGGAAGGCAATACGATCGTTTCTATTAACTGTGTGTCTAAATATACCAAAACTCGGTTGCCGGACTTCTTTATAGCGAAGAAGCCCCAGCTATCCGGTTCTACGTCTATCCAAAAGGTGCGGTAGCCATCCACTTGGTCGGTGTTACAGAACAATCCTATTCTTTTGCCCGTGTAGCCGTCCGGGTATTTATTGGCTTTTACCCATGCCAATATGGTAAAACTGCCGGATAGGGGCACAACGTTATAGTTTACGTCTGCATATCCTTCGCCGTCAAAATTTATGCAGTTTCCCTGCTTGCCTGCTACAAAACTGCAATCTACTACGGTCGCGTCGTGGCGGTTCTGTGCAAAGTCGTATGCAACGGTAGAACCGTTCGCTTCGTCGAAAGGTAAGTCTAAAATTAAATTCTGTTCTAATGCCATAGCTGCTAACGTTTATCAATTACTTTTATATTCGCGTTGCCGGAAGCCCGGTTAATGCACTCCCCGCCGTGTTGGAAGACAGTAACCTTTGCCGCCCCGCTTGCTGTTATCTCCACCTTTGCCCGGTCGGTTATGTCAATGCAGACAAAGGCGTTATCTTCAACCTCTACAACCAACTTAGTACCATCTCGCGCCCATACCTGCGCCGCGCAGAACCCCGAAAAGCGGGCTTTGCCTTCCGATGTTCCGAAAGCTACGATACGGCGCATTTCTGTAACGCTGAAAGGTTCGTCAATGAACACGCCGTAATGTTCATGCAAGCCTTTGAACTCCGCACGCAGTTCCGCACTGGGAAAATCGTGGTCAAAAACGAAATCAAGCCCTTTCACAAAAAGTGTAAGAAGCCTTTCTTTTGATGTCGCCCGAAGAATGAAGCTGTACCATTCCGAGCAAATGCCCTTAGCCTGCGCTTCGGCGGCTAAAGCCCTTTTCAATTCTTCAAAACTCATATTCCGTCGTTAATCTGTTATGCCCTGCGAACGTAAATCATCCGTAGGGGTATTGGTAATCTTGTTTATTATGGTAAGCAGCCGCCCGCTTATCACGCCTAACGTGGTGTCCATGTTCGCAAGGTGTGTAAGCTGCTGCCGTAAAAGTTGGAGCGATGTTACTTGGTTTACTCGTACCGCGTTTGTTTGTCCTGCCAAAAGGTCTATACTTTCTTGGCTTGCGCCTTTTATCGCGCCGCTTAACGTACTGGGGTCGTCTTCGTCCAACTGTTCAAATAGGTCTTTGTACATATCCATAGCGGCGGCAAAGTTCGCCCCGGCTGCTTGTATGGCTTGTTTGAAACGCGCCTGCTCCGTTTCCGTCAATCCGTTAAAAGAGCCGTTCCCTTCTTCATCAAACCCCATATCCTTTTGAAGCTGCTTTATAGCCTTCTGTAAGGGCTGTTCCAAGAACTGCAATTTTAGGGCGTTTACGACGGCGTTTTTTATCACGTCGTTTGCTACTTCCCCGAATGCCTTAGCCGCGTTTTCCCCACCTTCAAAGGCTTCTACCAGTGCATTAGCCAATTCGTCCGCCAATTCCGTAGCCGAAGTTTGCGTAATGCTTTCGGTAATCTCTTTTATGAGGTCTTCTATCTGCCTTCCGGCTTCGGCGTATTGTTCCCTAAATTCGTCCACTCTGCCCCAATCGGTTTTCTTCTTGCTGATTTCATCGTTTATCATGCCTTGTATCTCGTTCTGCTGGGCACGCAGATTCTGTATCATGGCATTTTGGTTCTGATAAACGGTTTCGCCCAAAGCACTATCTACGGCGTGTTCCAATGCGTTATAGGCATAGCCTAACTTTGTTACGGCTTCTTGGTGTTTCTTTATGGACTTCTCGGCTTTCCGGTCGCGGGTGTTGAACAGGTCGAAGGCGGAAGAAAGGAAGCCTACCGCACCGGACACCATTTGTACCGGGTTCATGCTTGCGTAACCTGCGGCGAACTGTCCCGCGCCTTCAAGCATTCCGCCTATGTCACCTAAAATAGCGTCCGTTTCTTCGTCCATTGAAACGCCCATTTTCTTTATTCCGCTTACAACGCTGTCAAATGCCCCGGAAACAAGGTCTATGCTGCTTCCTATGCTTTTAAAGGATTCTTTAAAAGCCGCTGAAACGCTTTTCGTCGTGCCTTCTTCTTTTGACAATGCGGCGTTAAGTACGGCTAACTGTTCTTCGCCTTCTACGGTCAGCTTTATTGTGGCTTTCTGTTTGTTGAGTTCGGCTATCTTCCGGCGTAGGTAATCAACATAGGAAGAACCTTCGCTAAGAAGTTCCGCGAACGCTTCTTTTGCCGCGCCAGCTAATATTTCGTCACCGCTATTTATGGTGTCCGTATAGGCTTGGTACTGCTTTTTTCTTTCTTCCAAACTCTTAACAAACGGGTCGTCGCTTTCTAATAGTTTGTCGGCTTTCATGGCGGCGCGCAGTTCCGCTAAGCTGTCCTTCAAGGCGAGGAAGGGGTTACGCTCGTGTAGTTCGTCCTTCGCCTTCTCCAACTGGTCGTTAATGGCTTTCAGATCTGCCGGGTTGAACTGTGCGGAAAGCGATACCTTCTTGCTGTTTATGTCGGTAATCAGCTTGTTTATCGTGTTAGTCGTAAGCGTGCTTAGGTCGCTGAAAAGCTGGTTCCAGCTTTCGGAAGCCATAAGGCGGGAAGCTGCAAGTTTGCTTAACTCTGCTTGCTCTTTCGCGTTTATTTGCGCTATCATCGCTATATTTCCCTGCTTTTCGGCTTCAACACGTTGCGCCGCGTACGTCTTCATTATCTCGGTTTGTTGCTGCTGGTACGTTTTGTATTGTTGTAAAAGTTGGTCGTATTGCTCATTTCCGGTCAGCTTTGAGTATTCCGCCCGTTTCTTTTCCAATGCAGCTAAAGCAGCTTCGGCTACTTGTTTGTCCTTGCTGGTGGTGGCTTTGGCTAACTTATCTGTAATCGCTTGTTTCTTCCATGCATAGCTTTCTTCAAAATCCAGCTTATCGGACAAATACCCGGCGTACTCTCTTAGTAACTGTTTTGTTTCTTCCTTAGCTTGCTGTAAAGTGTCTTTCTTGGCGTCGTCTATAATATCCTTCTTGGCGTTATCCACGTCGGAATTATCGCCGCTAAGTTCCTTCCTTCGTTGCTCCAGCAGGTCTAAACGTGCGCCTATTGTTTGGCACGCCGCTAATTCTTCTTGCAGCTTTTTGTCAAAGTCCGAAATAACCGTTTCCTTCGTGGTCTTGGCTATCTCATTGTTAAGCGTGCTAAGGTTCTTTAGGTCGGTTGTTGTTTTGGTTGCTTTCGCTTGAATGTCCGCACGTTTATTTTCCAGATAATCGAGGTAGCTTGTACCTTCTTTCAACAGTGTGGCAAACTCGGTATTTGCCGCCATTCTCAATGTTTCATCCTTGCTTGTTACCCATTTCAAATAATCCGCGTACTTTTCTTTTCGCTTCGTCAGCATTTCCAAATACGGGTCTTTTTCTTTCTTGCTACCGGAAGAAAGGCTTATCCGGTTTACTTCCTTCTGTTGCGCTTCTATCTGTTTTTTCAAGCTGGCGCGTTCTTTGCCTGAACCTGCCTTCTTGTATAGTTCCTGCAACCGTGCCAACTCCTTTTCGGCGGCTTCCACGCTTCCGGCTATAATTTTCCCGGCTTGGTTGCCTATCTGCGCTAATATCTGCTTCTCCTGCTGGGTAAAACTTACTTGCAGGTTGATAAGTTTGTTATACTCGGCTTCGGCTTTCGTTAAGGCTTCTTCGGCTTCTTTCCATGTATCGCTTTTTTCCAATACCGTACCTTTCCGTTTTACTCCATACCCGTCCGTATATGTACCTTTTTTGGAAACGTATGCTTTTGGGGTTGCGTCCAGCTTGTTTTGCGCTTCTATTACTGCCTTGTACTTTTCTATCGCAAGTTCGCTTGTAGCGGCGGCTTTAGCCCGCAACATCATCGCTTCTACAAATTTGGAACTATTACTAACTAACAGTTCTTCGGCTTCCTTCGCGTCACGGACTGAAAAGCCTAATTCTTTGAAATTGTCGGCGTTGTCCTGCACCCATTTTTCGCGTTCTTTCAGTGAACCGCTAAGGCTAATCCATTCCGTTTGCAATGCACGGTAAGCTGCTACGGGTTTCCCGGCTGCTTCTGATACCTTCTTGTTAAATTCTTCTTGTGCTTTCTTGGCTTCCGCCTGCTTGCTTTGAAGTTTAGAAAGTGCCGCTATAATCACGGTAATAGCGACGGAAAGCCCCAAAGTAAGTGTAGCCATCAACGCCTTTGCCGCAATGGTTGAACCGCCTAAAGCTATGGTTAATTTGTTGGTTGCCGCCGCTAACAGTTCTTTCGCTTTCGCTACGGTCGTAAGCATAAAGGCACTATCCTTGTTTATGGTGTTCGCCACTTGTTGCAAACCTATCGTAATACTCATAAGGCTTTGAACCTTTAGCATTACTTTCTGTAAGTCTTCGTTTTCCCCGGCAAACAACGCTACCGCGCCTTGTGCCGCACTGAACGCGCCTACCACACCGCTAAGCCCGGAAATCATACCCTGCAATCCCCGGTTGTCATGGGAGAATATACGTGCCTGCGTCGTAGCGTCGCCTATCGCGTCGGTAAGCCGTCCGGCTTCCTGCTGCAACTTCTTGAAGGCTTCCGTTCCGCGCTGTCCGTTGGCTTCCAAAAGCGCAAGTTCTTCGCGAACGTTGCGTAGCTGGGTTCTTAATGAAATCTGCGTGCTCACGTTTTTCTCGGCTGTTTCCTTCTGCTTCTTTAAAGCCTTTTCTTCTTGTAGAAGCTGGTCGGCGGAAGCCTGCGCTTCGTTAATCAGTTTTTCGCGCAGAGTTATTTCCGATTGTATGTTTTTTGCGGCTTCTATGTAACGTCGGTAGTCCGCATCTCGCGCTTCGCTGAAAGCCTTTGCAGCTTCCGAACTTAGTCGTTTGTATTCTTCCTGCAACTTGGCTAATGAAGCCTTGTTCGTATCTACAATCCGGTCAATGTCTGCAAAGCCTTTTTCAATAGCGGCGGCTGCGTTCTCAAAGGCTCTATCTATGCCCTTTCCGCCGGAAACTGCCGCCGTGCTAAAATTCTGTATCGCCTTCTTGCTTTCGTTAAGTACCGATAACAACTTATCGTTGCTTCCCGAAATCTCAAAGGACAAACCGCCACCTTGTATGTTCATTATCGGTTAAGTTTATTTATTAAGTCCAATACTTCGCCCGCGTTTTCTTCGGTAAGCACTACTTCCGTCGTTCCCGGTTTCGTGTCTTCTTCCTCTGCTCCCGGTGCATCTACTATCATTCTCTGAACCGTTCCCCACGAAATCCCGTGTAGAAGGTAATCCAACGTCCAGCCGAAGTGCGCGCAAACCGACCCCCGGCGACCGTGTGGGCTTTTTAACCCGGTTGCTCTATAAGTTGTGTCGGGTCGCTTGTGCGCGTTGCGCTCATCAATCTTATAGAGTTTATAAAATCCCCTAAATTGCTTACGTTGGTAATCAATATCGCGAGCGTAAGAAGTTGGGAAGGCGTTACGGTATGAAGGAAAAGGGAAGTAAGCCGGGCTAAGCGGGTTTCATTGGGCTTGCGTACCAAATAGCCACCTTTGTCCGTTACGTCGTAATAGTCTTCGCCCAATACTGCAACCGCTACTACCTGCGCAAGTTTCCGGGCTTCCTGCGCTGCCATTTTCTTTGCGGTCTTGAAATAGTCTTCGTCGCTCAATTTGGTTTCGTCTATCGACATTTGTAGCCAAAGCGCGCTAAGTCGGTCAAGCGTTGCCAGCGTAGGCTCTTGAACCCGGAATACTTTCTTTTCGGTAATCTTTTCGCGTTTACGGAAGAAGCCCAATAAGCCGGGCTTCCGGCGGGTATAGGTTACTTCAACGTCAAACGTTATACCTTCGCCTATCATCTGCCTTAATTCGCTTTGTTCGCGTTCTAAGGCTTCTAACTTATCGTTGTAATCCATTGTCTGAATATAAAAGAAGCCCCGAAAACAAAGTAAACGGGGCTTCCGGTTAATGAAAATGATGTTATCAATCCGGTATTAAGAAGAAACGGAAGCCGTAGAAGCTGAAACTTTGCCTACCGCCATTTTCTTCAATCCCGAAGTTGTGGGTTTCATCACAGTTCCCGTAACCTCGATAAGAAGCAAGCCCTTTTTACTGAACTCGCCATTAATTTTGGCTACAAGTTTCATGCGTGGAACTTGGAACTTCAAACCTTTCTTCGGAAGGATGATAATAGATTCCTCTACGGTATTTACTGCATCGGGATAACTCCAAATGTCGGAAGCTATTTCGCCCCCGAAAAGCCGTTTTAGTACGGGGAGGTCGGGGTTCATGATTGAGAAGGTAAAGGTTATTTTACCTTGCTTCTCTACGGTTTCTACCGGGTCGTCTTCTTCCTCTGCGTAGAACTCGGTTACTTCCGGGTCTTCCTGTGACATCTTGCAGGTATCTTCGTATGTAAGTCCGAATGCCGTATAGCCAGTTTCGGTAAAGTTTAAAGCCGTAGGTTCTCCCACCTTACCTAAAATCTTGGAAAGACCCAATGTTACTAATGTTGCCATACTGATAAAAATTTAATGAATATTCCAACTTATTCTAATGTTCCGGTAATGCTGGTTTACTTCAAGCTCTTTTATTACGATGTCGCTCTCTATCCAATATTCGAGGTCTGCAATGTTCTGCGCGTCCAAATAAGCTACAAGCGCGTTGCCTATGGTTCGCAGGCGTTCCCGGTCGGCTTTGCGCTGCTCTTTGCCCTTAATCCGCAGCTTCAAATCCTTCGCGTAAATATTCACGTTGGAAGTGCCCGTTTGCGGTTTGTCGTGCGTTACCGTAATGGTATTTATCACGATGTCCTCGGCTTCGCTGTCGTCCGGTCTTTCGCCTTGTGTGAAAACGCCGCCGTTTATAACAACTTTGCCGGAAGTGACCGCTTCCGAAACAATCTTAAAAAGAATGTCGTCTGTATCTATACTGCTGCAATATTTCATTTGAACGCGTCTTTAATGTTGGTAACTAAATCTGCAAGTTCCTTAGCTATGGCTTTTTCGGCTTGTTTCTCGGCGGAAGTAAGAACATCGCGCCCCTTGCTTTCTACGTGAACGGCGTAGTTCATTCCGGCTACTACAACCAGCGTATAACCGTCGGTATAGTTTTCGCCGATCTGCTGGGCTAAACGTTGTCCTTCGTGTACTCCGACGTGACCGCCCTTTACCGCTTCAAAGGCGATATTAACGGGCTTGCCGTCTTTGAAGACTACGTAGCCAATCGAAGACCGTAAATTTCCGGTACGGTCTGTAAAACCGCGTTCCGGGGGTATGGTCTTCGCCATGCTTACGGCTTCTTCCCCTATACGGCAAAGGCTTTCTATTATCTGCCTTTCCACTTCAAGAAGGAAGGCTTTAAACATGCCGTCTATATCTCCCGTGAATTTCGCTTCTAAACCCATAACCTGCAATGCAAACGCCCTTTGTCGAATTTCAAGCAAACGCCGGAAATCCTAATTATTCCCGAAATCTTAGCTTCTTCCATTGTTTCTTGGTTAAGCAACCGTGAAGGCTCTAACGGCTCATCCGCTACCGCTATTTCCATGCCTTCGGGTATGCGTTGCACGCCTTTAGGTATCTGTATTAGCGAAGCGAACGTAACAAACTTCCCGTTCGCGGCTTGTATCTGCGTACTCTTCCCGTTGGTTTCCTCGCGGCAAATGCTGTGTAGCGTCCATTCCGCGTCGAAAGCCTTCCAACTACCGTTAGCGTCCTGCACGGCTTCGCCGTTGCTTGTACGCTTGTATAGGTAATGCGGGTATTGTCTGCTTGCTACGTCCGTTACCATCTGTTACTTCTGTTTCTGACCTTTGGCGTAGTAACTGGGGTTATGCCCAATTCGCCGCAAGTCTGGTTATACCAAAACTTTATAGCTTCCCAGTTCCAACTTACGGAATACCCCCCTTCGCCGACATTGGCAAGTGGTATGATAGTCCCAAATTCGGCGCAAAGTGCACGTTTGGCGGTTACTACATCTACCGCTTCTTCCGGGTCGTGGATTGTATTCTGCTGGTTGGCTAAAATTAGCTCCACGTCCGCGCTTTCAATGTCGAAACGCGCCGTAGTCCGGGTAAACCATTCTTTGTACGTCATAAGCTAAGTTATTAACCGGAAAGACCGCTAAGCCTTTCCGGTATCGGTTAGTGATTCCATGTGTTGCTGTCGGTAGCCATCAACCAAGAACGGGAAGAAGAAAGCCACGCCGGGAAAGCGTTTGCGATACCCATAGTAACCTCTTCCAAAGGTTCTTCGTTAGCGAACTTCTTTATAAGGGTGTGACCGTTCAAAGCCTTAATCGCTACTGAACCTTTTACGTTCATGTCTGCGGGCTTCTTCCAGTAGGTTTGTCCCAATACTTTGCTTTCCGTGAACAGTACCACGTTCTCGGTAAACGGGTTTCCGGTGTATCTGTCACCGTTGGGAAGTTCTACGGTAATATCTTGGTCAATCACAACAAGCTGCAAACCCTTCAAGTAGGGAAGCGTTTTCATTGCGCTGTTTACTTGTTCAAGGCTTGGTGTTTGCTGGAGGTTCAAGGCGTTCACGGCGAAGGAAGCGCAGATTTTCTGTACTTCTGCGGTTTCCGCGAAAGTCGCGAACGTGTCAAGGGACATAAACGCGAATTTCAAAGATACGCCCTCTTTCTTCGCTGCCTTTACAACGTTCTTGAAATCCTTAGAGATAGGTTTCGCGGAAGCGGAAGTAGCCCAAGAAGCCGAGCCGGTTTGGAAGCCTAACTTTCTTTCGGCTGGGATTTGGTAATCTACATCGTATTCGCTGATTACTGAACCGTTGTTTTCGTTGGTAAGCGTAATCTTACCTAAAGAGATTTCCTGCAAAGCCATCCATTCCAAACGGGCGGCTACCGCCGTCCAGCAGAAATTAGTGTCTTCTGCCCATGCTTCAACCAACGCGCGAAGGTCGGGGTTCTGCGAAGTCATGGCTAACATTACTTCGTAGTCCGTAAGTTCGTCTTCGTTCTTGGTGCGCTTTACGGCAATCTTCGGGATGTCCCCTTGTAAACGTGCAATCGCATCGCGGGTCTTTTTGTCAATGGTCGCCCCACGTGCCACCAAGTCGGCGGCTATTTTAAGCCCTACCTGCGCTTCCAAAGCCTTCCATGTCAAGGTATAGGTTTCCTTCAACGGGAAAAGCGTAGGATAGTAGTAGGGCTTCAAATCGTAAGTATTAATCACGGCTTGCATGTCTTTCTCTACAAGACCGCGCATTAAAGTCTTAATCATAACTTAGAGCCCAATTAAATTAAACTGATACCGGGTAAAGCGGCTTTAATGTCGTCGCTTACTGCCGGGATAACACTCTCTTTGAACTGCCCGATAGTAACCGCTGTTACAAAGTGGTTGTTAAGGGCTTCCACGTCGTAGCTGTCGCCCGTCATGGCTTTAGGCACGTACTTGAATGCGCTTGTAGCGTCCGCACTTTCAGCGGCGGCAAGTACAAGGGCTGCGCCTGCTGGGGCGGTTTCTCCTAAAGTAGTGCCTACGTTGATGGTGTCGTAAAGCGTTTCTGACGTGTTGATAGATGTAATCTTGTAAGCCTTTGCGCCTACTTTCAACATGATAAAATCGCCTACTTTGAAATGATGTCCTTTCGCCACCTTGTAGGCTTTTGTAGTGGCGGTAGCGGCTTCGGTAAGCCTTGCGGTCTTTACTACGTGGTAAAGCCCGGCATCGTCTTTGCCGCCTAATACCGTCCCTTCCTGCAAGATACCGCCCGCAACCAATTCGGAAGAGCAAACGGTAACGCCGTTAGGAATGTCCGCCAGCATGTGCGTACAAGCGTGTACTACACGTTTGTCCTGCTTTCTGTCTATCTTCAATCCCATTGTAAAGAATGAATTTACGGTTAAACTTCTTTGCCCGTTAAGGCTGTCTTACTCTCGGTCTGCGCTTTGATGTAGTCTGCTACGCCACTGCTTACGCCTTCTTTGTTCACGGCTCCAAAAATCGGCTTATCGTGTCCTTGCAGTCCTGCGTCTGCGCGTTCTTGCGCTAAGGCTGCGATGTCGCCTTTCGCTTCGGTTAGGTAGCTGTTGAAATCTTCGTCGCTCGCAAAGGTGTTAGCCCGGTCGAAGTTCTTTAACATCACTTCGCGGGTCTTCCCCTCAATCTTCGCGTTATCCAATTCCGCTACAAATAGTTCACGTCGCGAAGTTGCCGCCTTATTAGCGTTAATCTCGGTAATGCTGCTTTGCACGCCCGAAAGTTTTTCGTCAATAAGTTTGCTTATCGCGTCGAGCGTTATCGCTCCGCCCGGTGCAGGTGGTGTTGGTGGTGTCGGCGGCGGGGTCGGCTTTCCCTTCTCCACGAAATCATACTTTTCTTTAAGGCTGTTTTCGTAGGTTTGGTTTGCCTTGCTTATTTCCGCGTCTGCAACCTTACGCCAATCTGTTACGTACTGGCTAACTTTGTCGGCGGTAAGTTTATCTACAACTCCGTTAGCTTCTTCTATGGTAGCGACTTGTAAGCCGATAGCGGCTGCCAAATGCTGTAACCCGTCTTTGCGCACGCCTTGGAACTTTGCCACAAGTAGTGCTAAGATTTGTTCTTGTAATTCGTTCATAAACTATTTTGTTAAACCGAAGCAAAGGTAACGTATTAAGGTAATACGGATTAAGAAATAGGAAGCAAACACTTCACCGAAACTTCCAATTCTGAAAAAGAATAGGCGGTGAGCAACAGGCGTATAAAACCGCCACATTGCCCGTTCATTTGCCCGCTATTGAATTTTGTTTGCTTTTGTGTGTATTTAATTGTCCGGTCATACAGGCGTGCCTTAAATCGCTTCATTTCCCCTTTGCGTTTTCTCTCGCGCGCACGCCATCAAGAAGAAGAGAAAGATAATTATTAAATCATATCATTACATATCATATCAATGTTGTTTTCGGTTGTTTTCGCTTGTTTTTTCAACCCTTCGGTTGTTTCGGTTGAAAAATCAACCGCCCGGTTGTTTTCGGTTGTTTTGGCTAATTGTATGTTTTTGTTTGCACTGTGCTAATTATTTGATACCTTTGCGCTTGTTATCGGGGAGAAATCCGGTAATGAATGGAAAGCGTTAGGTCTTTATATTTGAAAATCGCCAAATTAACAAATAACGAAAAGAGCCTTTTAACGCGCTGGTGTCGTATATCCATGCTTGATATATCGGCTAAGCGCGGCTATACGGTTTATTTTCGTTGGGCGTTTGGCGATGCCTCAAATATGTAAACCTATATAGTCCGCGCTTTCTTTATGTAGTAAAGTGTAACATCTGCTTCGGGCGGTGGGTGCAAAGTTAGCAAATAAAATGAAGAAGTTATTACTTTCCTTCCTGCTCCTTCCGGGTTTGTTACTTTCCGGTTGCTCAACCTCAAGTAATGAACCCGAAGAAGAACCAAACTACCTTTCTACAACCGTCCGGGCTTCTGCCTTTTTTAGTGAAGTTGGGAGTATTGAACAACTGAATAGCGTTTATGTTGGGCGTACGTATTCTGTGAATTTTGCGCCGTTCTGTTTGTCTGACACTGAATTAATGAAAATTATAAACGGTTCTGTTGAAAAAGTTACCTACTACTTAAACACACCCAACGTTGGAAATGAAGTAATCGGCATTTCTACCACCCAGCCTTTTACTATCGCATATTCTCCTAAGAAATCCGGGCAATGTACGTTAAGTGTATCGTTTGACCTTTCAAGTAAAGACCATAACAAATGGGTTGAAGTCGAAAGTATTGTAGAAGTAATAGACGTGGAATAATGGAAGTAGAAACTATTTTGGGCTTTATTGCGCTTGCGTGCTTTGTACTGGCTCTTTTTATTGTTCTTGTGGCTCGTATAGCAAGCGCAAGGCGGAACAGAGCTAAAAGGAAAGAAAAAGCCGAAGAACTAACCCGTATCTATGTTAATACTGCTATACAACGGTTGAAAGTTTCCGGGCTTGAACGCCGGACGCGTTGGCTTGATGAAGATAGTAGGTTGTCGGGAAAGAAGGAAGACGAATTAAAGTAATACGTTTTGAGCATTTTTCGCTATTGCTTTTTCCGGTTGGTAATGCTTGGTAACGTTTGGTTATGATTGTACCATTGGGGACGGTAACGCCTGCTATTGTATGGCTGCTATTGCCCCTTTTTTGCGTCTCCGCCTTTAGTGCGCAATTTTGGATATATCAAAACTAAGGTTTACTTTTGTGTCTGATAAATAGTTGTTTGTATGGAAGAAAAACAAATCACACCGGAAGAAGCCTTCTTTAGTGCTAAGGCTAATTTAGAACTTGCTATAACGGCGCAACTGAAAGAATTTGCCGTTAAGTTTTGTACGTCCGTAATCTTCAAAGGCTGCGTAGAGGTACAACCGTATGTATCTGAAACGGGCGAAATTGTCGATACACGGATTTCCCATGTTGAAGTTGAAACTAAGTATAGTCAAGGATGAAGCATATAATAGCATCTACTGCAATTTCCAACGCTGAAAAGAAGCAATATTTAAACGCTAACGGCTGGTCTGAACGTTTGGTAGCCGATAATTGGATAAATAATGCAGATGCGGAAGCCGGGCACGTAAATATCGAATGGGGCGGGCTTCGTCTTGATGAAGCGTACAACCGTTGTCGCTGGCAGGTATTTAAAGGCGATTTTCTGCGTGTAATTAAGAAGCAACCGCTTAACAGTATTTCTATGAACCCGCAAAACGGGGCTTTCTCTTTGGAATGGCTGGAAGGCGGTAAGGTTTATCGGGTATTTGGTATTTTTGACGGTTACGGCTTTAGGGTAGGTATGGAATGGAAAGAAGAAGCCCCCGGCGTTAGTACCTCTTTGTCGAAGCCGGAGTATATTAAGGCGGTAAGGTTTCAAAAACGCGAAATCAATACGCCGGAACAATTTGTAGAACTATTTTATAACTCTTTTAAAAGGTATTAATTAAAATATGAACGTAGAAGAATTTGCTAACGGTTGTGTTAATGCTTTTAATGATATGGCTAAAGCCGCTTCCGAATTTGGGGAAGCATGTAGCATAGCTGCCGATAGTATGCAAAAGCAAGTAGTTTCCATTCAATTGGCTTATATAGAAAAACTGACAGATAAAGTTAATAAGGCTTGCTTTCTTACTCGCTGGTACTATACCCGTAAACTGTTTAAGGAAATAGGCAAACTTGATGAATTAGTTTCTTCCTTTTATCCGTCTGTTCCCGGAACGCCCCAACCATCCGAAGAACTGAATTAAAACACGTTGTTATGAAAACAAAAGAACTAAAAACCAAAACCGTATTTGATTTTTCCAACTATCCGGCTATTATTGAAGAAATAACCGGGATAAGTATTAAAGATAGTAATCGCGTGGAATATTATAAAAAAACATGTCATCCAATAAATAAAGCGCGTGATATTGAATACCTTGCTTATAAAATTGGCGATAAGCAATTAGAAGTGGCGGCTTCTTCTTTTGCTGCCGAATTGGAAAGAGAACGGGATGAAGAAAACGGTAAGGCTATGAAGAAAGGCTATATTATAGACTAAGGGGTAATAAGCCCCTTAGTTCATATATCCGTTTTGCTTTAGCCAATTTTCAAGCGTTGCCCGTCCGCAGCAACAGCTTTTTAAGATGTTGTTTAAGTCTGATTTGCTAATCTTCTTACCGTCTAAACGTTTTAACCCACCATCTAACAAACCTTGTTTCAATCCGGTTAATTGGTCGGAATAAACTTCGTTATATAGATTCCTTTTTACCGTAGCTAATACTTTATTAGCGTCAAGCCCGAAGTTACTTATAACCCAATCGTAATTATTAACCATTGTATTATATCCGGTAGAATTACGGTTGGTAATAAATTCGGGATAAGGTGTTTTGGGACATCCTAATTTCTTGTAAAACTCCGGTAGGGTCTTACGTGATACAAATTCGTTTGCCAATTCCATATAACGCCGTTGCGTATCGGTAAGGTACATATTTCCCGGTTTGTTCCTATTATGTGTAATCTCATGCCAAAATGTAGCCATAGCGTCTGCTTCTCCTTTTGTTATGTCTGCCGAATGTCTTGTAGCTATCTTAGCTAATGCAGATTTTACCCCGGCTAATCTATCCGGCGTTAATGATAAACGCCCGTCCATGTACGTAAAACCGTTTACCCCCGTTCTTCTCGTTGGAGTTAGTTTTAAATCTCCGTTCTCAAACCATTTTTCGGTAAGTTCCTTGTTTATTTTTGCAAAGGTTTCATCTACTTGTACATCCGAAGTGTAGGCGGTTCTTAATGCCGGATGCGGGTTATCTCCGCCTTTGGCTACTTCCGCTTTAGCCTTCTGTAAATCTGTCTTAGCTTTGGATAATGCCTGTTGTAGCTTTGGGATGCAAACGCCGTAATAGTTTGAAGTATGTATTTCGTTGGCGTTCATAATACTTGTGTACTCCTTTTGCAAGTCGGCAAAGCCTTTCATGTCTTTTTCTATGAAGTCCCGTAAGTCGCTTATCGCCCTAAGCCATTCCCGTTTTCGTTGAAGTAGTACGTTATCTACTTTGTCTATTTCCCCGGTCAGTGCGGTTCTGTTACCGGAATTGCGTAAAGTGTCTAAAGCTGAAACATCCAAACCGAAGGAATACGCCCAACGCTTGTAATAAGCTATATCGCTGTCAAACTCCGTACATGGTTCTACGGTATTCATTACCTTACTTGCTATTCCAGTCTTTAACCCGCCGCTAATCTTTCCGCCGTTGAAATTATCGCGAATATAGTAAGGCATGGACTTCCAGCCCTTCGCGCGTTCTTCAATGTTGCTGATGTAATCCCGAAAGGCTTTAGGTACGTCCTTAACTGTCCGTCGTGAAGGAAGGCTTTTATACTGTGCGCCCTTAACAATCGCTTTTAGCCTATTAGCCCGGTTCTTGTTGTATTCGTCGTAATCCGCCATGATGGGAACGGCGAAACAGCGGCATTGTGGATGCCACCCTACGAATTTGAATGTTTTCGGGTAATCCCCTGCCAACGTGTCGCAAATATCCACGAACGGAACGGGTTCGCCTTTGGAGTTCTTTATAGTGTGGTTATTGCTAAGCATTACACGAATACCCACAATAAAATCAAGCTGTTGCCATCGTAAGTATTCGCTTTCCCGGTACGCCATGTTTATTTCGGTGCGTGTCAATCGCTGGGCGTTCTTTGCTGAAGAACGGTAAATACCTTGTCCGGGGTGGTACATCTTTGCCGCCTTACTTAGTCGCAGGTTGCCACCTTTATCGCGTACTCGCCTATAAAGTCGGTCGGGTTCATTCAAGTATTGTCGTAAATCACGGCTTAATTGCTGTGCGCTTTTTCCTTCCCCTAATCCTACGTCTATGCCCAATTCCATAGCGTCTTTTAATTCTTCGGCATACTTCCAAACCCTTTGGCTAAGGTTCAAACCGTTTTCCTTACGTTTCTGAAATGCGCTAAGGGCTTCAAGGTTGCGCGCTTGGTAACGTTCTGCTTCCTCTTTGGTCAGTTTGGAAGTCCGAAGGATGGAAGCTAAAAAAGCGTCGTTCTTCTGACATGCTGCCAGCCATTCGGAACGTTGCCCGGAAGTAACTACGGCTTCAATCTTTCCGGCAAGCCGGGTAACAATGCCGCGCGCCTGCTTTTTGGCTTTTGGGAAGTCGTCGAAGTTAAACGTTCCGCCAGCCGGAAGGTTAATCTTTCCAGCAAGGCTGGCAAATTCATCCGCCGCCGTTTGGTATAACTTGGCTACTTGCTTTGCGTAGCGTTCGGTTCTTGTGTAGTGTTTCGCGTCAAATCCGCGAAGCTGTATTATAAGTTGGTTTTCTTTTGCCATAGTTATTTTCTTGAAAAATCGCGTTTAAGCGCGTTTCTTTCCTTTGGCGTTAGTTTATATGTCCGAAGGGTAGAAACGCGCAGAAACCAAAGAAGACGTATTATTTTAATACGTTCTTAAAGCTAAATAGTCGGTTCGTTCTGATAATAGCTATTTTCCCGGTCTTCTTCGTTAATTATAGCCTTTTCTTCTTCGTCCACGTTATCCGCCCATCCCAAACGCTGAATAGTGGCGCGTCGGCTTGCAATCTGCTTGTTTCCGTTTGCTGATGTAAGAATGTTTATCTTACTAAGTTCGTCTTCGATAATGTAAGGTACTATTTCGGGTTCTATTATTAAATTGTCACAAGCCTTAGACCATTCCAAATGCGCTTGTTTGAAGAAGGCTTTTAGTACGTTTACCCTTCGTTGCAAATAGTCTGAAAATATTTCGCTTTTATCCTGCACCTTCAAATGTGCGTCCATGAAAAGAAGCTGTAAGGCTACGCCGGAAATTGCGCCTATTCCTTTGACGGTATCAAACGAAATGTCGGGCGTTTGCGTAATGGTGTAAATCATGCGCAGGAGTGTTTCTATTTCCAGCTTAACACTTTCGGGTGCGTTTTGCCATGCCAAATATTGCGCGGTAGCCCCGTTTTCCCCTTCAATGATAGCCCCGGCTTCCCCTTTCCGGGCAAATCCTATAACCTTTCCTTGTACGAAAATCTTAGGGCTGGCGTGGTAGTCGTTCGTGTCGGCGAAGTTGGAAAGCAGCTTTTCCAATCGGTCTATAAGGCTTTGAACGTCTTCCCATTCTACTTGTGGCTGGCAGGCATAAATAACGGGTATCTTTCCTATTGTTAATTCTTTCGGGAAGCCTTCTACCAGAGTCCAATTTTTACCCGCTACTTCCCCGTCCAAACCGTCGCAACACCATAAATAGTGTTTGTCTTTCGTATAGGTTTCAAAGTAGGTACGTGTAATCATATCCCGGTCTTTGCGCGTAAATTGGCGACTAAACGCAACCATATCGCGCGTGTCGTCAAAGTAGGGGTAAAGCCTATCGCCAAACATCGGGCTGAATATAGCTACCTTAAATTTTTTCGTAGTTTTGAAGCCGTAGGTTTCGTGTTCAGGCACTTCTACCGGATACCAAAGTTCGGCTACTTCTGTCATGCTGTAAAGGCTTCGCGCTATCCGTCTGTTAAGTGTCTTTTCCTTAACGTCGTGGAAGGCTCGGTTTATAGCTTTCAAAAGAGCTTTTTCGTCTTCCCCTTCCGGGTTACTTCCATAAGTAACCGGGTTTCCGAACGTGAAAGCTACGGCGCGTTTTACTATCAACTTTTGAATAGCCAATGCTATACGCGCTACGGGTTCTATTCTAAACCCTTGTTCCGTGGTCTGTTCTACGTTCGGGTTCACGTTTTTGACTTCGCCGTATTCGTCGCTGTCCTTATCAATTACTACAAGTTTGTCCGGTCGCTTTTGCGTGTCATTTATATCGTGCAGCTTCGGGTCGTACTGCGCGACGTGTTCCTTTGTGTTAGGCTCTACACTCAAACGTCCGTTTCTCAATTCACTAACGACTTTGCTAATGTCTTCGCTTTGTAATAGTTCTTCTATTGTCATAGCTGTAAATATTTAAGTTATCGAAATATTCTATTAAGTTTTTGGGGTTGGCTTCCACGTTTCTCTATCGTTCCCGTCAATGCGTCCGGCGCGTCGTCGTGTGCGTTCTTTCCGGTCTTCTTGTATTGGGTTATCGCTTTATAGAACTGCGGGAAAATATGTTCCCAACCTTTCGGGAAGTAAGTAAGGTTCTGCACTTCCGCCGAGTGGTTGAATATGCGCACTTCCTTGTTTTCTGATTGGTGGAACCACGTAAAGGAAGTTTCCCGGTTGCCTAATATGCGGCATTGCGCTTCAACGTTCCGGGAGAAGCCGCGTCCGCCGTTGTTGCTTTCTATTATGGCTTCCTCTACCTTGTACTTGGTAAGCCTGCGCGCGGTTTCAGGTTCGGTTGTTTCCATTGCCGCCTGCGTATAGTACACGTCAATGATGAAGTTTCCTATTTCCGTTTCAAGATAGATAATACAGCAAAGGAAGTCCGCGCCCGTATCTGCCGTATCTATGTAGGCTTTAATTTTGCGCTTCCGGGTAACGGGTTGTACTTCGTATGTCTTAAATTCGCGTTCGTACATAAGCCCGGTTAATGGTGTCGGGTTCTGCATGTACTGCGTATCAAAGACATAAACGTTTTTCTCGCGAAGGTTATATAATTCTTGTAGCGTGTGCTTAAACTCCCATAGCGCGTGTTCTTCCCCATCTTCGCCTGTTTCTATGACCGGAAGGCTTAATACCGTCCATTCGCCCGGTTCAAGGCGTTGCAGGTAGCCGCAAAGGTCGTCTTCGTCCAACCGTTGCATGATAATTATTATCGGGGTCTTGCGGCTGTTTACGCGGTTTCGTATGGTTGTTTCAAACTTGTTGTTTACTTTATCGCGAACTTGTGCGCTACGTGCGTCGTCCGGCTTTATTGGGTCGTCTATTATAATTGCACCGCCGAAGCCGTCAGCGTTCAGTCCGTCGAGTTCTTCTACTTCCTTTGCCAATTCGTCGTTTTCTTCTTCATCAACCAAACCCGCGCCGAAGCCCGTAACCTGCCCGGCGGAAGAAACGGCATACAAGCCGCCGCCTTCGGTCGTGTACCACTTCTTTGTATTGGTTGAAGTCGGTATAGTAGCCGGGAAAATGCGTCTGTATTCCGGTTCGTTTATAATATCCTGCACGCCGCGCGAGTTGTCGCGGGCTAAGTCGTCGGAATAGGAAAGATGAATAAACTTAGCCTTCGGATTGATAGCCAGTCCTTCCGCTATAAAGTTCTTAACCGCTAATTCTGTCTTTCCGTATCGTGGTGCAATGTTTATGATAAGGCGCGTAATTTCCCCGCAAAGCACTTTGTCAAGCGCAGCAGCTATTTCCCTATGGTGTTTGCCTACAACAAACTTGCGCTTCTGCCTTATCTTGAAGAAGTATCGCGTAAAGTTTAACGTACCCTGCAAAACAAAGGTACGTATTACGTCTATATCCCTTATCGTTTTAGCACTCACTATCCAGCTTTTTAAATAGTTCCTTAGCTTCTTCCTTCGTCAATGTACGGGCGGGTGGTATAAGGTCTTTTCCATCCTTCCCGGTAACTTCCGCGTTTTGTCGGTTGCGCCAGCGTTCCGGTTCTGCGTTGGTAAGCGTGAATATTATTGCCGCTGTGTCCGGCTGGAAATGCTTATCTACTGTCTTTTGCTCCTTTATACGCGGTATTTCCTTCCCGTTTACATCAAACTTGCCGCTTCCTACGGTTACTATATGCTTTTCCTGCACCGTATAGCCTTGTATCTTTTTTAAAAGGCTTCGTTTTGCTTCTGTGGCAAAGAAGGCTAAACGTTTATCTTCTGCCTTTTCTAATGCTTCGCAAAACTCGCTTTTATCATTCTTCCAACGGTAGAAGGTCGCTTCGTCAATGCCAACGGCGCGGCAAAGTTCCGGGACGCTGTAAGTGTCCTTTGCTACAAGCTCACAAATACGCTCTACTATTTTGGGCGTGTATTTGGTCTTTCTGCCTTTCTTTGCCGTATTATTGTTACCTTCCTTAGAGTTCATGACTTACGTTATTATTGTGGTAATTCGTCGCTTATATGAAGTTCCCCGAAATCTTCTTTAATGTTCTTCGGGTCGCCTTTGTAGAATACTAATACATCATCGTGCAGGTTACTGTTTTCCCGGCTCTTGTTGAATATCTCCAACGCCTTTTTAACCTGCAACTCTTCAAAACTATCTATCGTTTCCTCTACGCTGCCTTTACAGAAAACCAGCACGTTTTGATGAACCTTTCCTACCTTGCGCGTACCGTTGAACTGCCGCCGTACTCTTATTGCAAGGCTGGTTATTTGGTTTACAAGGATAAGGGAATTGTAATAATGAAGACCGCACCCCGTAAATGCTTCTATTGTGTGGCTTACAAAGTTTCTGTAAATGCCCTTCTTATCCCGTATATCCCCAACGACAAAAACCGCGAAACGGTTATTTTTTAACCGGGTGCAGGATTGCTTTATAATACGTTTGTACGCTTCAATGAATTGCGCATAGTCCATGTTTGAAATATCGCGCGGGTCATTGCTATATACTTCCAAATCCGCGTAGGGCGGGCAGGAAAAAATCATATCGAAATCTCCACTTATCCCGTTCGTGTTAAGAACGTCTTCAAGCTGGGAACTATCGCCTACCGTCCATTGGGGAAAGAATGGGCAACTTACACCTAATACTTCTTCCGCGTTTGTTCTGTTGGCTCTAATTTGGGCTTCGCTCAAATCATTGCCGACGTAAGGCATGTTCAACTTTGCCGCTACTATGCCGCGAACGCTTCCGCCTGCGAACGGGTCTAATATCCGTCCGCCTTCAATGTTGAACCAACGGTAAGAAAGTTCGGTTAATACCGGGTCGAATATGCTTGTAGTAGTCATTGTTTTAAGCCCTAAACGCTCCATTTCCGCTATCACTTCTTCCGTCTGTGGTTCTCTGCCTAAAGTTTCGCGTAATGCGTTCTTGGTATCGTAAAATATTGGCGGTTGCGCTGTCTTTGCAAAAGTCAAATCTTCGCTTCTACCTTCGTCGCTTTTTATGCCTATTTCCAGCCATGCCCGGCGGCGTTCCTGCCATTCGGCGGTACGGGTATTCAATACAGAAAACGGCGGCAAAATAAAGTCGTCTTTAAGGCGTTTAAGTTGTTTTTCCGGATTTTCATCCCCTTCGCTGTCTTCCCCAAAATCTACCGGAACGCCCCATGCTTCGTTATCTATACCGAACTCTTCTTTTGCCTTAGCTATGGCTTCTTCGTCCCAATCAAGATTAGCGGCGGCTGTCGCGTTGTCTGCTAACGCAAGTTCGCGCCCTTCCTTTGTATCTAAGTCTATATCGTTGCGCTTTACGGCTACAAGTTCGTTTCCGGTTGTTTCGACTATAATAACATCTTCCATGCCTGCACTTGCAAAGCCTTCGGTAGTCTTGTTTCCGGCTATAATCTTGTTGTTTTTGTCGAGCAGGATTGAACGCCCCGCGCCGAATGTGCGCAGGCTTTTTTCTATCATGCTTTGCCCGAACTGCGTACCCTTGTTGAAATTCAAGTCGTCCGGTATAAGGTCTTCTATTTTTGTCTTTTTAATCTTTGCCATATTAAATCGTTTTTAATAAAAAAGGGCGTGGTCTTTTACGCCGCGCCCCGCTTCGGCTCTTAGCCGTTGCTATCAGCTATATGATGCTTTTGTAAAGCCTGAATAAACAAACCAACAACGGCGGTAACGCGACCCGGCGAACAATCCCCGTTATTGCCCTCGTTTTGGTTTTGCTGCAAAAATAAAAGGTTTAGCGTATTAAAGTGATACGCTAAACCCTAAAATACTTCGCCAAAACTTCACGCTCCCTACTTTTTCGGGAATAAGTAACTTATTACTTCTTTTCTGAAATCATCGAAAGAACGGCAAATAACATACTTGTTTCCGGCGGCTTCCGCTGCCTTCTGCCATTGCTTTTGTGTTTCGCGCTGTGTACTGCCCTTTTCTTCGGTCTTGAACTCAATACAAAGGGAAGCAAAGCCGCCCGAAGGTTTTAACAGTATCATGTCGGCTACCCCGGCTGTAACACCTTCGCCCTTCAATATCCCGGCTTCCCGTTTGTTCCGCGCTCCGCCGTTGGGTACTGCAAAAAGTAGTAATCCAATTTCCGGGAACTGCAAACGGAACCACTTAACGCAACTTTGTTGTATTTGGCTTTCTATATGCCTGGACTTTTTCCGGGTAGTAGTCTTATTGGCTATCGCCTTCATTTCCTCAAATGTCATTTCCCGCCGCTTTTTCGTTAGCCTTTTCCGCTGCTTTTCGGGCGCGTTCCTGCTGGTTAAGGAAAACAACCCGTCGGGCGGCTTCAAAAACAATGTTCGCCACTACATCGCGTTGCCCGCGTGATAGTTGGCTTTCCTTGTTGGCTATCTTCGGGAACTCCGAAAGGATGAAGGAAAGCGAAAGGTTGCCTTCGTCCATCAACCGAATAACCGGGGAAGATTTTAACTGTGCCCCGCCTATCTGTACATTTCTGCGGGCTTCTCTTGTTTCTGTTATAATGTTTTCTACCTGCGTATTGAACTTCTTATCTTCCAATATACGCGCGTCAATCTCTACATTAACCATAATGCTAATTTTTATTTTTACGTTTTACATCAATCCAAGCCGTCACTATTGCGCTGGCAAAATTTGCTATGCTGACTACTATAAGTATTCTTGTAAGCCAATCTATTTTTGCTTCGTGAGCCAACAAGCACGCAATAAGCGAAAGCCAGAATGTTATTTCCTCAAATTGGTAACTTTTCATCGAATAGCCTTTAATCGTTACTACTACGGTTTAATAAATCTTCGTCAAAAGCCCCGAAAAGCGAAGTTTGCCGGGCTTTTTCCTTCTCGCTTAGAAGTTGTTCTACCCGCTTTATTTCCGTGTCTATTTCGGCTTCTAATTGCTTCGATTTGCTTAGCGCGGAAGGTGCGCGGAAACGGAAGTATTCTTTTTGTGCCTTCCGCATCTCTACAACTTTGTCGTAAAACTCCTTTGGGGTCATAACTGTGCAAATAAATTTTGTTGTATTCCCTTCTTCGCGGTTCTTGCGTAAATCGGGCATTTGTTCCGATAGGCGCAAGCCCCTAACTTGGCTTCGTCAAATCGTTGCTCCCAAAGTTCCGCATAGGCTTCCGTTCCCGGTTCTGCTTCTGTGTTTAGGAAGGCTAACAACTTCATGCAGAAAAAGCCGCGTTCTTTGGTCTTTTCGCCGTATATCTCTACCAAACCGTTACCGTTTACTTTCATTTCCCTGCTATTTTTTGTTCCACCTTTGTTCTTAATCTCGCTTCTGCATCGGCTACGTTCTTTCTCGCACGCTCCAGCTTTCTCCGAACTTTAACTAACTGCGGGTCGTTGGTTTCGTCAAAGAACAAATTACCTTTGTTTGCTTCGATGTAGTCTTTTATCCTATTTTCTTGTAAGGTTATTCGCCCCTTCAATGCGGTTAGTCTTGATAAATCGGAATTAAAGCCGTATGTTTCTCCGCTTGTTTTATCATAAAAAGACAATGTCTCATATATATGTGCTCGCGGGTCTGTACACGTTAATTTAGCCATGCGCCAATTTATAACCCACCGTCGCCGCTGTAAGATTTCGCGGGGTAGGTCGTAACGGTGTAATACAACTTTTTTGCCGTTTACCTTCTTGCAAATACAAAGTACACAATACACTTTTATGCCTAATTCCCGTTCTGCCTTTGCGTATGCTTTTACAATTTCCTCCCAACTTTCGCCGATACCTTTTTCTTGTGCCATAAGCTAATATCTGAACGTTGTAAATTGAATAATAGCAAAGGTTAGCGCGTTTTCCTGCGCCTTATCGAATACCGGGATAAACCATGCTGCAAATTCCGAAGGTGTCAGCCCGTCGTTACGCGCCAAATCTTCCAACTTAACCGGGTGTCCTTCAACTTCTGCGGTAAAGTTTAAACCGTTCCTTCGTAATATCAAAGGCTGAACTATGCACATGTTAGCCGGAACTTCTAAAATACTTTCCTGCGGGCTTCTATACGGTTTGTCTGCCCATTGTCGTAGGCATAACGTACCGCTTTTTTCCTGCAAGGCGGTTATTTTTTTCTTCCAATACTCATAATTGCATCGGCATGTGTGCCGCTTTTGACCGTTAAGAACCTTCGCCTTAAAATCGGTTGCTTCGCCTGCCCGGAAATGTGCCGGGAAGAACTTCTTACTTAATAATACTACTGCTTTCATTATCGGTCTGTTGGGTTGCGTCGGGCTGTATGAATAAATCCGACTTGTTTATAGTTATAAAAATGGGTTGCAGCGGTTGGTTGAAGGTTAGAAGGCTTACCCATAATTCGCCCGTTTTGGCTATTTTTTTTCGTTCCGCTTCGTCTAATTCAAAACAGAAAATAGCCTGCCCTTCTTTCGTTTTATGTGCTGGCAATGGCTTGTATTCGGGTTGTCCCTCGCCGTAAACTACGTTTGCTTCTTGAAATTTTTTTGGTTTCATTGTCTTACTACTTTTAAAGTTTGTATAGTTCTTTATTTTTCTTGTTTTTCAGAATGGGTTGATATATATTTCTGTTCTGTTTTCATCAATATATCAACCAGCTTATGTTCTTCAAGAAAATGCGCCTTATCTTCATCTGTAGAGCATGAATGGAACTGACTTAAATAACCTTGTGTCGTCGCTTTTAAAATAGTCTGTAAATCGTTGTTTTCCCAACAATATGGGCAAACGTAGAACACCCCGTATTTATCGGTAATGTCTATATGTTCATGACTGCAAACCGACCAAGGCAAATTACAAATCCCGCAACAACTTTCAGAACGGTAAATTTGCTTATAGGCTGAAACGACAAAAGGCAATCTTTTTATTTCTTCTTTTCTATTCATTTTTCTGTTAGCTGAATATTTTTAAAAAGGAAGATCATCTTTTTCGTTTTCTGGTGGAAACGGCGACGCACTTCCCGCCGGGGTATAGGTTGGCGGCGTGCTGGTAGTAGCTGGCTGTTGCTGCTCGTTTTGTGTTTCCTGCTTACTGCCTAATAGTTGAAGTTCACGCACAAGGCAATTAACACCCGCTTGTACTCCGTTCCCGGAATTGAATGTTTTAACGGAAAGGCTACCGCGTACATATACCTGCGTTCCCTTCTTCAAATAACTTACTACGGAACTTTCGCCGGGCTTTAGGCAGCTAACCCACGTTGTCCGGCTGTGCTGGTTGCCCTGTCCGTCTTTATAGCGTTCTGTACTCGCAACGTTGAAAGCAATAAACTTTTGCCCGTTGAACTCTTTAATTTCTGCATCGTTGCCGATGTTTCCTATTACTGTTACTGCTAACATAAATGTTTAATTTTATGGTTAATATATTCTTGCCATTCCGGGGTTATAACGTCCATCACGTCTTTTCCCGGATTATTTTCTTGCCAAACTTGTGCTTCCCTTACCATTTCGTTTGCAACCTCGGTAGGGGTTCTTAACCCGGTTACGTCCATCAAAAAGCTACAATCCGGTATAGGTACTATTTCCTCAATAAAATCAAATGTCAGTTGCTCCATGCCGTCTTTCTTATCCTATTGCGCTATAATAGGCTACGTGTATCACGTCGTACATCTTTCCTACTATCGCAAATTGAAAATTACTATCTGCGTTCGGTTGAACGTTGGGAATGTTTATAAATTCGTAAGTGTACCCTTCAACGGTATAGGCGGCTATTTCCCGGTTGCTTTTAGCGAAGGCTGTTAAGCTACTCATCAATAGCTTATAGTAGTCTTCCCCGAAAGCCTTTATTAGCTTGCTTTTATTTCTTAGTGCAAATCTCATAGCGAAAAACCGTCTTATTTTAATACGTCTTTTGGAACACTTAACTTTTTACTCAATAGGGTAGCAACCTTTTCGGCTGCTGCGCGAAACTCTTTGTTATACTTGTATTCGCTATCGTACCGCCGAAGGTAATAACATATCGTACTTTGGTCGTGTAAGGTTTCTTCCGCTATACGTTGGGTATTCTCGCCGCGTTTTTTGCAATGATGCGCGTAAATCATCCGGGCGTAAACGTGCCAGCGGTTACGGCTGTCTTCTGAAATGGAAGCGAAGCTAACCCCCATAGCTGTAAGTATAGCCGTCTTTATATCCCGGTGTTTGGGTGGTTTCTCATAGTTTATAATCAGTCCCAAACCTTCGGCTATGTACAGTTCCAGCCCTGCGCCCGTGCTGCGTTCCCAATTAGAAAGCATATAAATCGCGTCGCAATCAAGCAAAAGGCGAATATCCACCTTCATTTGTTCGTGCCAGCGCGAACCCGGCTTTAATTCGTACCGCAATGGGTTTACAACCTCGTAACCCTTTGCCATAAGTTCCGCTTCCGCCTTGCTGAACCTTTCCACGTATTCAGCTACCGGAAGTCCGGTTATCTGTCCCGAAATATAAACTTTGTGCTTCTTCATGTCTTCTATGTTTTTTTGCCCGTTAAGGCGTTATTATATTGTTTCCCTTACATCTTACTGTCTGAAATACGATAGTTGAAAATCGTGGTTCATTTGTACGCCTATCGCGATGTTAGCCTTGTTAGTCTTGGTCGGTAACTTGAATTATCGAAGCCTATAAGGTCGAACATCTCTATAAATCGGTCGGCTACGCGAACCCCGTAACGCTTGGCTATATCTTCGTCGCCTTCCAAGTTTGAGGTTATAATCGTAAATAGCTGGCGGTCGTAACGATGGTATAGCAAATCTACCAACGGGCTAACCTCGTTTCCCCAAACCTTTAGGCTTGCTGGTTCTGTCCCTACGTCATCAATGCAAAGAAGCTCGGTATTCTTCAAATCCGCTAAAAGTTCCTGCTTTTCGCCTTTTGCTGCTTCTGTAAGTGCGGAAGCTGGAATAAAGGAAACACCTTTACGCTCAAACGATATATCGCTGTGGTAAATCGTGTTTATTAGCTGGGAAATTGCACGCGCTAATGTTGTCTTTCCGCATCCGGGTGTTCCGTACATGAATAACCCCGGTTTCATGCTTTCGCCAACAAGCCAACGCGCCGCCATTGTAAGGTGTTGCCTTGTCGCTTCGTCTTCTTGGTAGGTATAACCCCGGTTTTCAACTTGGAAACGGTAACATTCGCGTAGCATGGCGGGTACGTCCTGCGTATAACGGTCAATCCTAAAGCGTGCTACGGCGGGGCTTCTTTTGCGTAGTAGGTTCGCAAATGCCGCTATATCTATTCGTTGTATCGGTTGCTCCTGCTTTTTGTTCTCTGTTGTTCCCATTGTCTTTCCTTATTTTAATTCTTAGATGATTAATCAAATGCCGCGCCCATTCGGTATAATTTATGTGGGTATCTCCGGTTAGTTCCCATTCATCTATAACTTCTTCGGCTTCCTTGCGCAATCGTTCGGGAGTGACATAAAGTTGCATGCAAATGGTTTCTATCTGCGCCCTTTTGTTTTCGCTGAAAAATTCGGTTAGGAACTTACGGTTTTCGGTTTCCTTGCCGTTTGTGCTTTCTCTCTCGCGCACACCATCAAGAAGAGCAGGAGAAGGATATTTATTAATCATATCAATATCATTACATATCATATCAATGTTGTTTTCGGTTGTTTTCGCTTGTTTTTTCAACCCTTCGGTTGTTTCGGTTGAAAAATCAACCGCCCGGTTGTTTGGGTTGTTTTGGCTTGTTTCCTCGGTTTCCGTATTCTTTTTCTTCTTTCGTGCGTTCTGATTACCTTTAGGTGCACCCCCTAATTTGCCGTTAGCTTTATTCAACTGCACTGTTTCCGCGTAACGCTTGTTATCAGCTTCAAGACGTTTTCGGATGGGTGCAAATGCTATCCTAACGGTTTTGTTTGCCGTCATTGCTTCCAAATCTTCCACCGCCTTCGTCCGTATAGCCTCGTTTTCGCTTTCTAATTGGTTGTAGGCTCTAATCGCGCGGAACAACATAGCCGTTTCTTCATCATCGAGTTCATCAAGCACTGAAAGCAAATCCATATATAATACGAATGAATTTTTATCGCCCATGATAGATATATTTAAGGGGACACGCCCGAAGGCGCGCCCCGGTTAGTTAATAACTTTCTTCTTGGTCTTTATATGCCAAACAGAAGGCTTTTTCTACAATCGCATTGCAAGCGAAAGGCGAAGCCGCAAGTATGGAAATATCCACTACTTTGCATTCGTCGTTTTCTTTCTCTATGCGTTCTTTTATCCTGCTGTTTATCCATGCGGTAATGACTACCTTAGCCGTATCTACGTCGCGCGTCTTTACAACAAAATCGTAGTTCTGCTTATTCGGTTCTTCTTCGTCTTCCGATTGTATTGCTACGTCGGCTTCAACCTTATAATACTTCGTGTCATTGCGCTGTTCTTCCCCGTCGTTGCTTTCTTCGCCTTCCTCGTTTGCTCCTTCCTGCGCTTCCACGTGCTTCCGCAGTCGGTCGTTAAGGATTATAACCCTATCCATCAACTTTATGCCAACGATGTCGAACGGTTGGGTAAAATTCAGCTCTATATAGTCGGTCGCAACCTCATAGGCTTTGACTATGTTTTGCGCCTGCAATATAAAGTTATGCCGCTTGCCGCCAATGGTAGCGGAAATCTTGAACGGGTAAAGACTGGTTCGCTTGTTTTCGTAAGCGAGCCTTCGCTGGTTACTTACTTCTACTTCCTTTACGTCATTGCTTTGCAAGTAGAAATTTATTTCGGTCGCCAAATCGTTATCTATATACTTCCCGCGCTCAAACAAAATTTCGTTGCGTTCAATGGTTACAACTTCGCCCGTTTCGTCGTCCACAAAATCCTCGTTCCATGTACGCAAAACGTTTGCTGCCAAGTATTTCCCTATTATCCGGCGTATGTCCGAAGTTTTGAAGCGTACTTCGTCTTTCCGGGTCTGTATTTTTTCGTTCTGCTTCATAGCTTATCCGCGTTAAAGTCCTTTGACGGTTTGAAAACAACAACCTTGCGGGCTGGAACTAATATGGTTTCGCCCGTATTTATGTTCCGGGCTGGTTTCGCCTTGCGTTGCTTCGTTTGAAAAGTACCGAAGCCGCGAATAGTTACCGCATCGCCGCCCGTCACTTCGTCCCGAATAACATCAAATGTACGTTCTAATACTTCCTTTACTTGGTAGCCGTTTAATCCGGTCTGTTCCGCTACCGAGTTCACTAATTCCTGCTTTGTCATAGCTTCTCAATTAAAATTTGTTCGTATAAGTCTGTAAATTGGTTGCCCGCGTACCGTGCCAAACGTGAAGCGTAAAAGCAAAGCCGAGAGCCGAGCGACGCAGACGCAGACGTAGCCGAGTAATCGCGCACGAAAGCCCGGCAGAACCTTTGCCTTTCGCGTTTTCTTGTATATAGAAGTAAGGGTAGTATTTGTATTGGTCGGTATTGTTCCAATCCGGTTTCCAGCCTTCGTTAAGTGCTGCGGCAATAGTTTCCAATTTGCGGCGTGCTATTTCGTCCGGTCTGAACCCTTGCGCCTTCGCGTTTTGTTCGTTTATCGGCTCTACTCCCAATACTTTACATGCGTCCTCGTAGGTCTTTACCCGGTCGGTTATTTCCTCGTAATCTTCTTCCTTGTAGAAGTAATCGAAAATAGTACCGTTTCCTTCGCTTTCGGTAAGTTCCTTTACAGCGTCCTGCGCTTCTTCTATACCGTCATATCTACCTTGCAAACGCAAACTATCGTTTTCGTTTTCTTTTCTGTATAAACAAATCTTTTTCATGTCGTTAAAAATAAATGTTAAAATAATGTTCCCTGCTTGGGCTTGTGCGCATCTTCATAAAGGATGCGCCTTTGTCTTGCTATGCTCAACCGTACCGCTTTTATAGCTTCCTCACGTCCTTTTAGGCTTTCTTCGTACTCCAAAAGTTCGCTTTCGGTCGTAGCCAAGAAATAGCCTTCGGAAGTCGCTATAAGTCCCGGTAGAAGGTCATTTGTACGAATGTGGTTTATTATCTTCCTTAGTCGTGCCGCGTCTATCTTGTAGCCGTCACGTAACCGGGAAATAATATACTTATTCGTTACCGCGTTGGCTTTGCCTATCTTGGTTTTCAAGCCTTCAAGAATAATCGGAAGGATTACTTTCCTTTCGTATTCTGTCAGCGGTTGCGTTTCTTCTGAAAACCCTTTAATCATAGTGCTTGCAATTAAAAAGGTGTTTTGTTGAAACTAATCCGTAATCCGGGTTTTGCAACGTGTACCGTTTTTCCGGTGGCTTTTGCTATTCCGTCCCGGAAGGCTACCGCGTCGCCGTTCCCTTCGCTTATATGTATCAATACTATGTTATTAACCCGTGTTAGGTCGTTAGCCTTCAACGCGTCCAAACAAGTATAGTAGCTTAAATGGCTTCTCCGTACTCGTTCTTTCAATACTTCCGGTATATAACCTTCTGTTACATTGCGTTCCAATATATCCGGGTCGTAGTTGCATTCAATTAATATGTTGTTCAACCCGGCAAATGTGCAAGGCAAATAGAAAGTATCGGTAGCAAACAATACGCCGCCCGTTTCTTCATGCCAGACGTAGAAGCCCAACGGTTCGCGGCTGTCGTGCTTCGTGGGAAAGGGAATGATAGTAAAACCGCCCAGCCGTAAATGCTGGTAACTTCCGTTTTCCATCCTTATGTGGGTCGGTCGCCAGTAAGAATTAATCTTAGCGGCTTCTATCGTGCCTTTGGAAGCGTAAACCGGAACAACGTAGTTTAAAACTTCGTTAATACGCCCGGCATGGTCGCCATGTTCATGGGTAATGAGGCAGCCTACTATTTTCTTTACGTTGTTGCCCAACGCTGCTAATACCTTTTTGAATGGTATTCCAGCTTCAAGTAGAAGGGCTTCGCCCGCGTTTTGCAAAACGTAGGCGTTACCCTCTGAACTTGAACCTAATACGGTTAATTCCATATTTAGAACAATGGTTTAGCGTTATTACTTCCGCGACCTTCCCGTGCTTGCGGCGGGTCAGCTGGCTCGCTTTTAGCCGTTTGTCCCTGCTGGGCTTGTATGGGTTGCCCGTCGATAACTCCAATAGTAGGCGCGGCATTCGCTTCTTCCTTTATTTCTTCGGCTACCGCATCCACTATCGGTACGCTGCTCTGTTCGTCTGCATCGCCGAAGTCGCACCCCGTAATATACTCGTATAGGGCTTTCTTAGCCTTCCTTTCGGCTTTTCCGCGCAGTTGGTCGTGACTGCTGTAATCATCCTTCTTTACGGTTGCAATAATGCTAAAGCCGTTTTTCTCTCCGTTATACTCATAGTTTATTTTGCAGGGTATTTCGGCGAAGTTCTGCGTTTGCCCCTTGTCGTATGAGGTATCAATGAAGTATTTTACGCCCAGCTTGCGAAGAAGCGAAGTATAACCTTCCTTAGTGGGGTACATCCTTTCGGCTATTATATTGAACTGGTTTCCGGTCGGAAGCAAGCCGATAGTAACCGCGTCTATGATGCAATCGCGCACTATGTCACGGGTGTAAAGAGGAAGCGGGGCGCGCCCGCCGCTTCTTGCACGCCCGTTTCGGTCTGTAAGAAATCCTATTTTCGTGTTCATCAAAGGCATGAAAACCTTATCCATTACTTCATCGGTCATGGCTTCGCGAAGAAGTGCTATTACGTTTACGGCTGTAAATGCCGCACCGAAGTTGCTTACTATCTGCAAAGCCGAAGCGTCTTTGCATGCTAATTCAAACTTTTCTTTTGCTGCCAATACGGTAGCGGGTAAAGTGTTGGTATTCATACTATCGTTAGTTAATTGTTGTTCATTATGTCCTTTAAAAAGTCGTCTATTCCACCACCTTTAATCATCTTTTCAAAAGCTATTTCGCGGGTTGCTCGTTCTACTATCGGCGCGGAATGCTTTCCGGTAAGAAGTTCTTTCAATCCCTTTATTATGGCTCCATAATTTCCGCAAAAACCTACCATTACTCCGGTACTTCCTTCGCCATTTTTATCCTTCGTATCAGTGTCGCAACCTACTACGATAAGACCGCGTGAACTGCTTCCGTTACAGAATGGTACTAAATGCTTTTGCATTACTTCTGTGGTGGTCTTCAAAAAGTCGCTTTGGGGTTCTTCTTGGCTGCTTTCCGCTTGTTGCGTTTCTCCGTTTTCCGAAGCAAAGCAATAATAGTCACGGTACAAGTCCGCAAAGTGTTCGGCTGCGTATTTCGCGAGCGCGGACGTGGGAAAGCAAAGCCGAGAGCCGATATACGCATACGTAGCCGAAGCCGTGTGATACGCAGCCGCGCACGAAAGCCCGGCATTTACATAGCGGAATAGCGGGTAATACTTCCATTCGTTTTGGTCGTCCCAATTCGGTTTCCAGCCGTTATTAAGCGCGCGGGTTATTACAGTCAGCTTGTGGTAGGCTAACATACTTCTTTGGTCTTCCTTCGGGAAAGCGTTAAACACTTCTTCGTTAATCGGTTGAATGTTCAAAACTTTACAAGCGTCTTCGTAGGACGTGATTTTCTTTGATGTATCCATAAATTTGTTTATTAAAATGGTTAATAATGTTCTGTTATTCTACTTTGAAGTCTTCGGTAGTTACTACCAACTTTATAAGCTGGCTAACAACCGGGATAAACTCGTTAATACTTTCTGCGTTATCCACGAAAATAGGCGCGCTAACGTTGTGGAATGTGCAAAGGGTGTTTATTATGTCAAGCCCGGCATTAACTTTCCCGGCTTGGTTCTTATCCGCGTATTTTACCCCGTCAATAAGGCAAATGCAATCCGGTTCTTTTTCGCCGTTTACGAGCGTTTTGTACATCTTGAACTGAACCCGGCTAAACAATCCGTTTACGCGGCGTTCCACTTCCGTCATACGGGCTTTTATCAAATCGGCTATTACTATTTCGCATCCTTGTATTTCGGCGCGTTCCTGCGCCAATTTTGCGGCTTCCCCGTTTAGTTCGGCTATGCGCTTTTCGTTGGCTTCTATAATGGTGCGAAGGTTTAGCTTACGCTTTACTTCATCAAGCCGGGCGGTAAGGTTGGCTTTCCGTTGGCGTATCTCTGTTCTGCTTGCCGCGTCTTCTGCGTTGAAGGCTGGAAGCTGTTCGGAAAGTTCCTTTATTTCTTTTTCAAGTGCAACCCATTCCGGGAGGTCTTCTCCGTTAATATCCGGTTCGGTATTTACGCGTGGATTATCATTCAAAACCTTTTGCAACGCTTCGCGGTCTTCTTTCGCCTTTGTTACGGCGGTAGTGTGGCTGGCTTCCAATTCAGCTAACGCTTTGTCTATCCGGTTGGCTTCTTCTTCCTGCGATGTTATCATTTCGTTTAATCGCTGACCGTCCGTATTAATCTTGTTAAGGCGTTCTTCCCGGTCTGCATAGAATTTTTCGCGAGCGGCTTCCCGGTCGGTATTATATTTTGCTAATGCTACCGGGTCGGCACAAGCGTGCTTGAACAACGGGCAAACAAGGCTTTCCGTAGCGGTAAATTCTTCGGCGTTTACTTTGTACCATCTTTTGCGTAGTTCGTTCTGCATTTGCTTGTAGCCTTCTATCGTGCTTTGCGTCCGTTTCTTCTCGTTCGTCAAACGGTCGTATTCGCTACGGTAACGGCTGGCTTCGCTGCGTTCGTCGTTTATAACCTGCTGTAACTTGCGGTCGGCATTATTGTAGGTTTCGTTCTTTTTGAACGCTTCGTTCCTTGCCGTTTCCTTTGCCTTAAATACTAAAGCGTGCTGGCTGCTACGTTTGTCATTTATGGCGGTTTGTACCTTAGCGGCAGCTTCATAGGCGATACGGTTGGCTTCCGCTGCTGATGCGGCGGCTTCGTCTATGTCGTTCAATTCTTTTGTAAGCTGTTCCTTCTCGGTATTAAGGGCGTCATAATCCGGTGTCAGCGGGGTAGCGCGCGTTATTTCGTCAATACGTGTAGGTATCTTTTCCAGTTCCTTCGTTATCTTCTCCTTTTGCGCTGAAATCTCGCGTTTATAGTCTTCTACGGTTTTCCCGCTAAGCTGTTCTATCAAAGTGGCAAAGGCTGTATTGCCCTTCGCTATGTCTTCGTAGCTTACTCCCCCGGCAATCTGCAAAAGCATTTCACGTTGTGCCGTCCAATGAAGGGAAAGGAAATAGTAGGGGTTGGTAATCATCTTGAAAACGGCTTCGGGTATAATCGCGTTTATACGTTCGTCGTATTCGCCTTTTGTTTTTAATGGGACTCCGTTATAGAAGTAGTCGGTATGGTGTCCCTTTAACTTCCTTTCCGTCTTTCCCTTCTCTGTTTTCCATTCTTCAACCAATACGCGGCGAAGTTCTACGGTTTCAACGCTTCCCGTTTCGGTATCTATTATTTCTAACGTTCCGGCTACTTCGTGTTCAAGGTCGGGAATAAAATTGCCTTCCGCGTCGTTGGTCTTAATTCCGAATTTGCTATCTACATTCCCTTCGCTGTCTTTGCCCCAAAGAAGCCATGTAAAAGCATCCATTACGGTAGTTTTTCCCGTACCGTTCCGTCCGCTTATGGTTGTAACTGTGTCGTTAAAGTCTATAACGACGTTACGCAAGCCTTTGAAATTAGCAAGGCTTAAACGTTTGATGATTGCTTTTTTGCTCATATTACTGATATTTTTGAAGTGAATAAAATCCCGCGTCAAGATTTACGGTTATTTTCTCTAATTTTTTCTTTTGGGCTGCATAGGAGCGCGCTATGCTGTTCAAGTAGCCCGTAAGATTTACTATGTAGGTGCGCTTCTCTATGATGCAGTTTAGAGCTACGTCTAAGACGGTTTCCCAAACTTCCCGTACGCGTTCCGGCTGTACTGCTATTCTGTGCCGGATGATGTATTCCGTAACTTTTGCTTTACGGCTTTCAATCTCGGTTATTACCATTGAAAAATCACCCGTTCGGTATGCCTGCAACACAATCGCGCAAAATTGGATGGCATTCAAATATTCTTCTTGTATGTTGGAAACGCTTGTTTTCTTTCTCAAACGTTCCCTAATCCGTTCTTGGAATGTATTACGGTCTATTAGTTCCACCTGCCCGCTGGTTGTTTCAACTATACAGTATTTTCGGCTAATCTCGCGCGGGTCTATGTTCTTTTCCGCCGAATAGAGGAAACGTTTAAGGCTTCCGGTGTATTTTTCCCCGTTATCCGCCTTTAATATCAATGCGTTATTGCATGGTTTCAATATACGCGGTTCTACTCCCCGGCAGTAGCTTCGTATCTGCCTGCTTTCCCTATTTATTTCGTATTTAGAAAAGCCGGGAATGTTAATCCAAATATTATTAATCATATAGCTGTGTTTTAAAAAGTTATTTCTTTTTGTTGTCCGCTGCCAGCTTTAACGCTAAATCAGCGTCAATAATCAGTAGCGCGCCTACTTGCGTTATCGCTTCATCAATCCGTCCGGAAGCCTTCAACCGCGCTGCGGTTGTCTTGGAACAACCCAACAGCATTGCAAGCCCTTTCAAGCCGTACACGTAACGCTTTGCCGATTTGGGCTTTTCCGGTTTCTGTGCTGAAACTTCCATACGTTCGCCTATCGCGTCCAGAAATTCGCCGAGCGTAAGGTCTATAATTCTTTTCTTAGCATCCATAGTCTAACTGTTTTCGTCGTCTTTAATGTCCGGCACTGTCTTTGCCGCTACCTTTATCGAAAGGGCGAAATTCGCGACTACAAGGAATACCGCCCATATAGGCGCGGTTTCGGTGTCAATGCTTAGAAGAATAAAGGAAACGGCGACCCAAGCAAGGGTAAGCCAGTTATACCACTTTAGCGGCTTCGTAAATTCAATGCCGAGGGCTTTAAAAATCTTAGTCATAACTGCAAACTTCAAAAGGGTTATAATCGTTTTCGCCTTTGCGTCTTCCCGTCGTTTTGGCAATCCGTGTTATCTGCGCGCGTCTTCCTACTCTGAAAAAATCGCCGTTTCCGGTAAGTTCCTTCGGGAGTATAATTAGAAGAAGGGCTACCGCTACGAATGTACGTTTCAACGGGTCAAGGCTTACCGGAACATTATGTTTTGTGCAGAACCACCAAACGCAAAGTTCCGTAGCCTTCTGTATACCTACTTTCGCGTAGATGTTCCGGGCTGTATTCTCTACTGTGCGGGTCGAAATAAACAGCATGTCCGCTACTTCTTTCTTGGAAGCTCCCCACGCCAGCAAGTGCGCTACCTCGGTTTCCCGTCTACTTAGTTCTACCTTTAACCTCATACGTCCCAAATATTGGCTGTTATACCGTATTTGTTGAATACGCCTTCTACGGCTTTAGCCTGCGTTACTTTAGGCTCTATCTTTCCGTCCCGGTATGCGTAGAAGCTATTCCGGTTATTTATGCCCAAAGCAGCTTTTATTTCCGTTACCGCTATTTTGTAATCGCCTACTCGTAATTGGTTCAACCCGCTAAGTATAATCCGCAAATCCAAATTTCCGCAGAATCCGAAACGAAGCGTTCGATTTTCAGGGAAAAGGACAAAACGAAGCGTTCAAAAAAGGAAAGCGCGCAACACTCAAAAAGCCGAAACAAAAGTTTTGTAATGACCTCTGTTTCGGCTTTATAATTTCATAAAAAATGGCTTTATAACGGCATTAAAATAAGGCTCAAAAGTTTGGCCTTCTGCTTGAAAAATTGTATCTTTGTTCAGTGCTAAGCAGCTGTTTTATGAACTAATTTTTCCTGTTTCTTATACAGCATCATGTCTGTATATTCGGCAGAATAATTCATGTGGGCATTGAATTCCTTTTTTGTACAACCCTCAAAAGGATTGCCAATGGTTCTGTTTGCTCCAATCCATTCACACAGTTCAAGTATGGAGGATTTATTGGATGTGAAATAAACGAAGGAATGCTTTTCGAGTATCTTTAAAACATCCAAATAATCAGACAAGCGCCAATACATATTGTACGTACCAACATCAGTGGAAAGATAAGGCGGATCAATTAAAAAGACGACTCCGGGAACATCCTTATATTGGTTGAATACTGCTTTGTAGTCGCATGATACAATTTCAAGCCCTTTTAAGTAGTCAGAAGACTCCGGATAACCGGTCTTGCGAATGTTGTTATAAAGGACTTCCTTGCGCATTTCGGCTACAGACAATTTATACTTCATGGAGAACATTAGTGAGGATGATAAGGTTATAAAATCCACGTACCCAACATTTAGTTCTTCTTCCTCGATACGTTTAAAAATGCGTTCTCTAAGTTCCCCTTTAATTGGTTTATGTTTGGGTATCGAATTACCCACCAGCTCCCTAATATCGGCAAGCAGTTTATTTGTCTGTGGGATATTTTTCAGTCTGAACCGGTAGTTGTCGAAGTCATTGTAGACAACAGTAGCATCGGGCTTGCTTCTTTTGGCTATATGCGAAAGAAGTCCGGAACCGCCAAACAAGTCCACAAACACGGTATCTTCAGGGAACTGTTCCAAAACTTTAATAAACTCTTTAGCAAACATTCTTTTTTGGCCCACAAATGGCAGCGGTGCCGACAGATTCATTTTCGTCATACGTTCAATTCAAATTTAATATTCTCAACTCCGGATAACAGTTCCATGGTCCGGTTAATGTTATTTTCATATATATGCACATTTCCAAGGTCAAGGGTTAAGGACTTCAAAGGAAGTTCCACCTGCCTTGCCATCAGATAAAGATGATAAATATCAGCCGGAAGCCCAAGGTTGGCATCAGAACTGCGCTGGTATGCGGATAATACCAGTTCCCCCTCTTCAATCTGGAACTGCACAAGGCTCAGGCAGGGTGCCTGGTTGCTTTCCACCCCAGTCTCTCCAAGAAACAGAACATAGTTCTTGCTGTTGCGCTTTTCCCGGTTAATCTTAGCTATAAGGGGTGGAAGCTTTTCAAAGTAAGTGGGGTAGCTATTCACGAGGGTATGGCCACAATAGTCCCACCAGGTAATACCTGCCTCCTTATATTTTTCCACATCCCGAATACCCTGCATAAACAGCTTTAATTCTTCTTTCAGCTTCTTTCTGGCTATCCCATGGCTTTCAAATATATCAAGTAAATCAGCCGGGGTCAGCATGAGCCTTTCGTTCAATAGGTATTTGATACAGCCTTTCTTGTTGGTTTGGGTCTTGCCCGTTTGGAGTATCTTGTCTAATATCTGGTAATACTTATTCATAAGCTATTGATTTTTGTCTGTGCAAAGTTAGCCCCATCAGACAACACAAGGTATCTCCGGCATATTAATCACACTGCACCGAGCGTGCAGTGCTTTCCAAACCGTTTGATAATATCATACACCTTGCGTTCGCTTACTGAATATTTATTTGCCAAAAAAGCCACCGCATAAGTGGTCTTCTCACCCCGGTTTTTCATGACCTCATACTCTGTATATAAGTCTATGAATCGAAGGTCATCCTGCTTGCCGCCCAAACTTATAAGCAATTCAAGCGGTTTTCTGTTAAATTTAAGTGCTTCAAGCAATGTCATATCCAATCATTTTTGTACTTTTGCAATGTCTCACTTATTAGGCGGATATTTCGCCATCCAAAAAAATACAAACGCTCAGAGCGCGAACGAGGGTATTGGCCCCCGGTCGTGCGCTCTGAGCGTTTTTGGTTTTATAGTAAGTGAGACGACTATTTAACAGGCCGGGGGCTTTTTTTATCCCTCCCCCGAAGGGATTGTCAATCATTCAATCCGGTATAATTCCAAATTGAACTTATCCTTCTTTTCCCAGCCTTCAGCCAGAACCTTCTGGATATACCTTACTGCTTCCGTATAGAAGTCTTTCAACTCATCTAACCGGCTAAAAGTATAGTATTCGGGCTGTTCATCCGAACCAAACTTAAACGTCACTGGCAGGGTTTCTCCGCCCGTCTGAACGGCCAAATCGTATGCAGCCTTATAGTTGTACTGGTTCTCCGTAGAGAGCCATACAGGGGCATCCTTATACACGAATCCGGACAGGATAGCTGCATCAGTCTGGCTGTTATACCAGGACATAACCAATGTGCGAATTTCCTCGCCGGTAGGTTTATGGTTAAACTCCTCTTCCATGTAGGAGGCAGAGCCGTTCTCTTTCTCCTGCACATCCCAGCGGATGCGCCATTTGTCTTTAACCGGGTTCGTGCATTCCATCAGCGAAACACCGGCACTTCCTTCAACTCTTCTCATGTAAACACGTATTTGGTTCTACCTTTGCCGAAGGTCTCTGTCTTGATGGTCGTTTCAAACGGAAAGCCATCCGGCATTTCTTTCACTTGTGCGAGAATATTCTTCATTTCCTCGCTGTTGGTGAAGAATTTCTTTGCCTCGCCGTTCACTTCGATGGCCACAATACAGCGGTCTTCTCCCTGCTCGGTCTTGATACCGGTCTCAAAATCCTTCACTACAATCGGTAAGTTTACCAGTTCCCGGATGCTTACCACCACGCCGGGAAATCGCTTCTTGCCGTCCTCCGGCTTGTAAGCGACATTCAAGTCTTTAAAACTTCTCATTTCTTTGCCTGTTAATTTTTTAAACAACTTATTACAGTCAGCGTGTTTCGTCATGCCGTAGAAACTGGCAATCAGTTCCCGCCGTCTTTTTCTCGATTTTACCTCGTGCATCTTCCGGGCAAACTTCTGCTTGATACGTTTCCGCAATCTCACATAGTCAGGCCGGATAACATAGCCAAGGAAATCAATACCTTCTTCTACAGGAAACACCCGTTCATTCGGCTTAATTTCCAAGTCTATTTTCTCCATTTGCCCGTGAATAACATTACGAATCTTCCACAATTCCGCTTTCGCTTTACCGAGTACCAATCCGTCATCGCAATAGCGATAGTAATAACGAACCCCGTACTTATCCTTCAGATAGTGGTCTAAAAATACAGACAGAAGCAGGTTGCCTGCTCCCTGTGAGCTGCGCAGTCCGAAACTGATACCCTCCGGCAGCATTGTCACGAACCGCTCCAGCAGCACCAACAGCCTTTTGTCCTTGAACACCCTCCGGAAGCACCACATAACAAAGTCCTGCCGCGCATTGTCATAAAACCTCCGGATGTCAAATTTGTATGCGTAAAGCGTGCCTTCCGGATTTTTTTGCAAATCGGTACGTATGCAGTTCATCAGGTCATGAGTACCGCGCCTTTTGATGCTTGCACCGGTTGTCCGGATATAACGTTTTTGCAGGTGGCGGTCCACCACATTCATGATGGCAAACACAGCGATGCGGTCTTTCATGGACAGGATCTGCAAAATACGTTTTTTACCGTATTCTTCAATTTCCCTCTCATGGTAGCCGCCCAGCCGGAATGAGCCGTCCGCAATGGAAGCCGTCAGTTCGGCGATAATCTTCTCCCTATGGGCAAGCAGGAACCGTCCCTGCCTTGACCTCTTACGATCGGTTCCGCGAAGTACCGAATCGAATGCCTCCGACATATTGGAGTATTCGATGATTTCCTCGATAATATATCCTTCCCTGCGCATAAGCTATTGGTTAATAAACATGGAAGATGAGGGCCTTCCTTTCCCCGGGTCTGACTTCTTCGAACTGATAACAGCCTACCAAACTCCACCCGACGCGTGATTTTTCAGCTTTCCACCTTTTCTGGTGCTGTTGCTGTGGCTTGCTCCCCTCGGCACCGCTTCGGGGACACGTCCCCGCTGCTGTACGCCGATTTGTTAGATTTCCAGACGCGAGCCGACATTCGCATTCGTATTCGAAGCATCGTTATTCGCATTCGCATTCGACACACCGCCATTCGCATTCGCATTGTTGTACCCGCGATAGACCACACGGACTATTGGGGAACTCTACCGCTTGCAAAGTTACTGATTTAACAGGCAAAACAGATAAACGAATTACACTATCATCCAAAATAAAACGGATATACTGCCACCCGCGACGGTGAGCCCCCAATCAATCCAGTCCCAAGGACTTCCCCGAAGAGTATCTTTCAGTTCCAGACAGGAAGCTGCAATGGCCGCAGCATAAAAGGCCGTCCAAGGAGTAAATCCCAATAGACCTACCATCAAACCACCGATAAGATGTTTGTAACGGTTACTCATTTTTAAAAATGCGATAATCTTTTTCATATACCTCAAAATTCTATTTTTTCGGCCGGCTTCGCCGGTATTTGAATACCTTTTAAACGGGATTCGGAAACCATCCGAATCCCGTTCTTTCGTTTTAGTCGCTTCGCTCCACGCTTTGACGCTTTACGATTACGCCACCTCGCGTATCGCCTTATACGCTGCCACGCTTTGCGCCCGGACGATTTTGCCGCGGAAGGCCAGACGCGAGCCGACAACCGCATTCGTACTCGAAGCATCGTAATACGCATACGCACTCGACACACCGCCACTCGCATACGCATAGCATTGTTGTACCCGCGATAGACCACACGGACTGTGGCGGTGCTTATCCAATACTTATCGGAATAGTAGGTAGAAGATGATCCGTTCAGATTACCTACCGGAACCAGGTCCATATACTTGCCGTGCGCCACGCCTGTAATCCATTGGTCACTGGCCGTTTTTCCCTGTACCCAGCGCACCGTGCCGTCCGGCATCCAGATTCGCCATTTGCCCACATTGCCGCTGTCGTTCGGCAGATCCACGCCGTCCATCATGTCATACTTGTTGCCGTAGATGTCCTCGTAGCCCAGGCAGCAGATATTGTTCACCTGCACCACGGTCGCCTGTCCGTATTCGTCCCGGCTCTTATACCAGGCATACTGATGCACCAGGCCGTCAATCAGCGAATTCGTGATTTTGTTGTTGATGACATACGCTTCGTCATAGCCGATGGTATCTGTCATTCCATGGTCGGCCGTTCCACCCGTTGTCCGGTTATTGTTATGCTGACCGGCACCGCATTGTTCCTGCATGTCCCTACGCCCGTACTTTGCATAGCTCAGGTTCGCGATGCGGCTATGCATCAGGGCATCTATCTGCTGCATGCCACGCTGCTGGCTGTAATAGTGGAAGTCCGTCCAGGTCATGCTTGCCGTGGTCGAAGCTCCGGTTATGCAGGCACGCAACTTGCTGCCCACTACAGAACTGCCCACAACGGCACACAGATGTTCCTCATTGGCCACCCAATCCGGTTCCATGTCTTCTATCTTGTCGCTGTGGCTCAGCACCACGCAGTCGAACTCTGCCGTGTTCAGAATGGAGAAATGCAGGGCTGTAGCACGTTCCGGAACGTCTGCTATCAGATACATGCCGGCTTCAAATTTCAAGCCGATGGTCGGCACCACAATACTCTTCAGGATGTTTCCCTCCGCATCAGCAAACACACTGCCGATAAGCCCTGTTCCTGGAACGCTCGGGAAGCGGACACGTCTGTAACCCGACACGTCCACTTTGCACACGGAATAAGCCTTGTCCGTCGTATAGGATTCCATCAGCGTGGGCTTGCCGCTCATGATCTTGCGTTCACCCAGCCAGCCGCCCTGTGTCTCCTTGATGGCATCCAGTGTCAGTACCGTCGCGTCCGGAATCGGGGGCATTTCGTCCTCCGGATAACTGCTGTAGCAGGCGTACTTCTTGTTGTTCAAATAATCGTTGATGCCTTTGCTCCAGTAAAACGGCTCATACATCATCCAGTCTCCCTCGCTGCCGTCCAGCTTCGCCACCGTACAGTCGTTAATATCCTCCGTATCGGCATAGAAGTTCGAGCTTTCGTCATGCAGGGGGAAATAGGTCATCTCCCCGTCCGGGTTGTTCACATCCACCTGCTGCCCGGCCATATCCACCTTCCGGCTCGTGGGCATCTTGGTCACCTTAGCCAATACGCGGTGGCGCTTGGACAGGATGGCATTCACATGCCCGCTCATTTTGTACGTATTGCCGTATTTGTACCCCGTCTTGTTGTCCAGGTTCGAAATGTTGGCATCGTCAGCTACACTGTCGTCAAACTCAATCATCGTATAAGGCGGCTGCTTGATGGTCAGTTCCGGATAACGGGCGGCATACTTCTCCAGTTCCTCATCGGCCAGATACTTCGTCAGGGTCAGCTTGCCCCTCAGTCCCGAATGCCGGTCATCCACGGCACCCGTCTGCGTGTACGTTCCGTAGTCGTAATACTTCTTCAGCAGGGTTCCGTCGTCTTCCCGGTCTATCTCCAGCACGAAGCGCTCCAGCTTGCCGCTGCCGTTCAGTCTGGCCTGGTGCAGGCGTTCCAGCATAGCGAACCCGTCGATGCCGGGGCAGTTGGTGTAGCGGTAGCCCCGCACATTATTGATGCCTTCCAGTATCAGGCCACTATCGGACAGCTTGGTCAGATATTCCAGGAACAGTTCCTCAATCGTGTCCGGCAGGCATAACTGCACAACGGGCGCACCGGTGGCCAGTTTCACACGGGTCAGCCCCGTACCCCTCACGTCCAGTTTCTTCAGGCGGCCCTGCCAGCTCAAGTCCAAAATAGCCACATTGCCGTTGTCCCCGTTCCGGGCCAGCCGGTTGTTCCGCATGTTCACTTCTTCCAGAAGCAGCATGCCGTTCGTCGAAGCCATGAACGAGCCGTTCCGGTAACCGCTGGCTTTCTCCACGCTCATGTCGAGTTTTACCAGTGAGGTCAGCAGACCGAAGTTGAAGCCGATTGCGAACGCATCCTCGTGCCATACCAGCTCCTTGATTTTGGCTGCACCGATAATCTTCAGCGGGTCGTTCTCACCGAAGGCACGGGTCAGCTGCAGGGAATGGAGCACGTCCGCATCCACCACGCCGCTGTCGGCCTGCACGCCGTTGCTGGTGGAGAGCTGCACACGGTACGGGATGGTCAGCCGGTACTGCATCGGTTTCAGTTTATAAGCCTTGTCCAGCGATGCCGTACTCTGGTAGAACTGGGCACCCAGCGTGGATACATAGCCGTACTCCACCTGCTTCAGGTCATACCGGCGTTGGATGAAGTAGTTCCGGTGTGCTTTCAACGAACCCTTCAGACCGTAGATTTGCGGATAGGTCTGTTTGGCACCGTCCGCACCCACCGGCATTTCGTTCAGGAACGGGTAGATGTATTTGAAGATGCCGGACTTGTTATAGAGGCGTGAGCACCACTTCTTCATCTGTTCGGTATCGAAATGGTCAATGGCTTTCTGGATACTGAAGGCACTCATGAAGCTTGCGCCCCCGTTCCATCCGCTCACCATAATCTCCACAATCATGTCCCAGCAATTGGCCACGATGAGGTTCCACAGCCACGAGTTATGACCCTGCATCACATAAGCCCCGTCGCGCTTCGTCTGGCGGTTGTCGTCATACTTCCCGGTCAGGAACGACTTGTTGTCAGAACCCAACTGGCAGTCGCCGTCATAATAGTCAATCGACCATTTCACACCGTCCCATGTGCGGATAAGCATGTTCTTCGCAAGCTGGTCCACGCCGAGGTTGAACTGCACGTACAGATAGTAGGCAATCAGGTGGGGAAGGTCGAAATACTTCCCGGCCTCTTTCCTGAACGTATCGCTCTGCCACTTGGCGGTAGGGAACTTGTCGCCGTCGTCCTCATAGTCCACCCCCTCGAACGAATGGGATTCCGTGCTGTAAACCATGTTCCTGCCCGCAGCCGTTTCCTTCACGCACCGGTAAACAAAACTCATCATGCGGTCGGTAGCCTTGTACATCTTATCGTACACATCCCCTTTCCCCAAGTGGTCTTTCATATTCGGTTCTTCCTCTGCATCCCCTCCGCCGTCTGTCCAGAAGGTATCTTTCGGGTGGTTGAACTCCAGTCCGCCGTCAAAGTTGTAATCCATGAAATCCTTGTGCTCCGGTTCGCTGCTCGGCAGCCACTGGAACAGGCACAGCGGATTGGAGTTGTTCAGCGTCTCGAAGCAGACGGGCAGGTACTGCTTGTGTCCTGCCTCGTCGGCTTCCAGATAGTTCAGCGTGTCGCCCTCGCCCCATTTCTCGCCGCCGATGGTCTCATCCTGGCCGAAGATAGGGTAGCTGTCGCTCTTCTCGTTGTTCATGTTGTACTGGCCGTAATAGGTCAGGTCTTCATCAACACTCTTCGCTACGAACAGGTCGCACGGCAGGCCGTCGATGGCCGAACGGTAATCATCCTCCAGCCCATGGTCTTTGGCGTAACGCTGCGCGGGCGTAAGCAGCCCCATCTCTTTCAGTCCGTCATTGATAAGCTTCGCACCTCCGGTATTGGTGGTCATGGACGAGTCCGAGAAGTCGCATTTGGAACATGCCAGCTTCGCGCCTACGGAGTTCCTGCGCAACTTGAAGAGATTCTTCTTGCCGGTAGTTACCACCGGATTCTTCTGCCTGCCGTTTCCGTCAATCTCCCCGTAGCTCAATGTAACCGTCCAGCCGCTTGCCGTCTTCTGGAAGTAGAAACGGAAGTTCTTTCTGGCATAGTTCACGGAAGAAGTACCCTGAATACGGACATATACGTTGGTAAGGATAAAGTCAAGCGTCCTGTCCTCTCCGTTATAGAAACGGACCTCCCTTACCAGCTTGTTGGCCTTCTTGTCGTTCAGCTGGGCCAGTGCATCCACCACGTTCAGCGTGTCGCTCTCGCTCGGAACCTCACTGCCCACACTGCCCGTGCCTATCAGTACCAGGATCGAGTTCCGGCGCTTCTTCATCAGCCCCATCAGCTTCTCCATGCTCACCGTGTCCCCCTCGTTCAGCACGCGGTTGTCCTCATCCAGCGAGCGCACGCCCGGTTCCCCGTCGGCATCTTCCAGGTGGTTGCGGTCCACGATGTAGTTGTTCAGCACCTCGTCCGAGGTCAGCGCCTTGTTGTAGATGCGCACACTCTTCACGTTCAGGTCGGCACCTGCCGATTTGAACTCCAGCTGGCTCTGGATGTCAAAATTCACCTTGTCGAGCCACTTGGAAGCAGCCGACTCTTCACCGTTCACATAGAAACCGATCAGCGTGCGCTGTTCGTTGGTCTGCACGTTCGGATAGAACACGTAGGTAATGCGGATATTCGTGCCCGGCTGGAACTTGGTACCCACCGAGTCCTCATAGCGCAGCACCTGTCCGGCATCCATCGCCTCGGTCACCACACCGGTCAGGAACTTGGCCTCTTCCGGAGTCACAATCAGCCCGTACCGGTTGCCGTTGTCCAGCTGCCCCAGGCAGGTGATCAGTTCCGCATTCGTGTCCGTCACGTTCGCCGTGCTGTATTCTATCTCCAGCGTCATGCCCACATCACGAATAGCAAAGCCTTCGGGTTTGTCCGCCTCGTTGAAGGGGCGGTACCCACCGTCAGCGGTCAGGGTCATGCCTGCACCGCCGGCCAGCAGCAGGCGGTCCTTGTGCCAGCCGCTTCCTGCCCCGTATTCGTTCACGCTCCAAAGCACGTCCCGGAACTCCATGCGCTTGTCACCGCTCACCCAGCTTGCCGGGTTGTTTTCCGTGTTGCTTCGCCCGAAGGCATCAAACGTACACACCGCATCCGGTGCCAGCGTAGCTTCAATGTCGGGGTGCGATGTGGTGTTCACCCTCACCTCAAGCACGGCATCACCGCACGACACACGGTAGTCCAGCGGTTCCACATTTACGTTGGTCCGCCCATAGTTTCCGGTCTCGCCGCGCTGCAGCAGGTCTTCCTTCACCACACTGCCCTGGTTCGTTACTTTCACGCGGGCCGTGTACGCATCGCGGTCATAGCCGGCATACGAAAAGCTCCATGCCGTGAACTGCTCTGCCTCCAGCACCGGGTGTTTCCAGTCACGCTGGAACCCCGCTGCCCGGTGGCTGAACATCATGCCGGCATACGCTGTCACACCGCCGCCTGCCTTCAGCAGCGTAATGTAATGCACCCGGCTCACCACACCGGAGTTCTCATGCTGTGCGTAGGCTTCCACCACGTTCGTACCTTCCTGCATCTGCGTCAGCGGGATAGTCACGTTCTTCTGCTGCACCCCGCTGCCGGCCGAAAGACCAAGGGTAAAGGCCTGTCCGCCGTTCACACGGTAGTAGATGTTCTTCTCGCCGCTCGTACCCTTGGCCGTAAAGGGGATGTTCACGTCGTTCCGGTACCCGCCGTCGGCCAGTCCGTTGCCCACCGAGTAAGTCGTCTCCAGCGTCATGGCCACCATGGTCACCTTGGCCGTGGCCGTCTTCATCAGCATGCCGCCCTGGTAGGTAGCCTGCGCCTCCACCTGCACGGTATAGGCGGTGGCATCCTTCAGGTAGGGCGATGCGTCAAAGGTGTAGCTCTGTCCGGCTGTCACACCCACAAACTCCGCATCCTGGAACTCACTGATCACGGTCGAACCGCGTTTCACGATTACGCGGGCTTTCAGGTCGCTGTAGCCGTCCACCGTACCGCCACCGGCAGTACCCACGCCCACGGAGTATTTCACCACAAAGCCGCTTCCCAGTGCCAGGTACTGCTGCGAGGGAAGTCCCGCACCGCCGCTGTCTGTCAGGTCAATGTTCACCACCACCTTGTCGTCGTCGGTGTACTTCGAAAAGCGTACTTCCTTCGAGCTTTCGCCGCCCTGGTTATCCTTCTGCTTGACGGTCATCACATACTGGGTGCCGTCCTCACTGTCCTGCACATCCACGTCTGTCACCGTACCCACCATTGCATCAAACACCGTTCCGGATGTAGGGGGCTTCGTCTCGCCGCTCACCAGTTCCTCGGTTGGGGTACGGTTTGACAGCTCTTTCTTCAGAAACGCTTCTACATCGTCCCCGGCATAGGCATGATAGGTGCCGTCCGGCTGTTTCTGGTTCCATGGTGTTTCAAGATTCATCGGATGTTCAGTCGCATTGATGATTCCGCTTATTTTCCTTTTTGCCATAATACTGTCCTTTTATAATAATCATTCATTTATCAGTTTTACTGCTGCCGTTCCATGCGTCCGACCCGTTCCACGGCTCGTCGCCTTTCCAGTATCCAAGTCCGAAACAGCTGCTGATTGCGGACCATACCAGCCTTGCCCCGGCATAGACAGCCGACAGGGCACGTTTTCCCACATACGCAGCCGTTATTTCCTTACCGCCTATGGTTATCATCGTCACTCCTCCTCATAAATCAGATACAGCGTATTCGCATCCTTGTCCTGCAGTGCCTCATAGGCTTCCTCGCTCATCACCTCATGCCTGTAGGCCAAAAGTTTCAGAGCGCCTCCCGTGCCGGTATATATGGCATCGCCCAGCAGGTAAAGCTTGTCCGGCAGGATGGCTGTCCGGTCCGCATTCATGAACATGCCGGCAGGGGGTACTCCCGCCACGTCCCAGTCCCCGTACAGGGTGGAGTCCATGTGGTAGGCAAATTTCCCGGCACCGGCCACATACACCACGCTGCCGCCCGGCTTGGTACACTTGTCAGGTAAAACGTTCCCGGCTTCCATCCATGAGGAAAAGCGTGCAGTAGCCCCGCCGACGGCTGCTGCCGTAGTCTGTTCCACCTTGGCTGCGGCATTTTCTGCCTTGGCTGCCGCTTCGTTGGCCTTGGTTGCGGCTTCCGTGGCGGCCTGGGTCTTTTCCTCCAGTCCGGCTACGGCTCCTTCCGCTTTCTTGGCGGCAGCCTCGGCACGGGCGGCGGCATCGCTCGCAGGTTTCCCTATCAGTTCCAGGGGGACGTTCACCATCTTTCCGTCCTTCTCGCCGGGCAGTGATTTCACACCGCTCAGCGAGGTGACGGTTTCCAGATCCTCCACACCGGTAGAGGACTGAAGCACACGGTCCAGCACTTCCTGAACCAGTTCTTCTTGCGTCATTTCTGCCATAAATCTATTCATCTATCAATTTTACGATCTGTGAATAACATCCTGGGGTTAGCCCGATTACAGACTCTTTTATAAGTATAGCATCCTCAGCACTGATGGATAAATCCCCGTTTGCCTGTATGAGACGCATGCACAATTCATACGAATGGATTTTACGGCTGCTATCCTTATTAGAATCACCGGATGATCGAGCACCTTCCCCATTAAAAAGGCATTGGGCTATAATATCTGTCATCAGCTGGACTTTTCCACCGACTATGAGGTCATTCCCTCTATAATCCTTAAACGTCTTGTTAAAATTCACCTTCATAACTATTCATTTTTATGACACGTTAATGATAATTCCATTCTGTACTTCTACTGTTTTACCCTTGAATCGCCCAGACCAACCATTTTGAGGAAGCATTTTATCAGCTTGTACCACACCACCACTCACCAGAATATTCCCGGAATGCACCAACACATCGCCATCGAAATATCCTGCTGAAAATGTAAATTTGTCAGGATAAGTAGGCTTCTCACGACAACTTCCATAAATACCTGCTCCACCAAATGGAGCAATACCCATGATTGCATTACTAAAATTGTTTGCCTTAGCATAGATGCAGGTATCTCCGGTCCAATAGCCGTCATATCCCAATCGAATTTCAGCATCTCCATTACTCCAAAGCATGCAATTCCTTTCAACTGTAAATGTTCCTACCTTTCCTCCGTCCTCAACAAATATTTTTCCATATACAGATGCATTCCGGCATTCCATGCTCCCGTCCTCCAGTATCCTGAAGTTTCCGTTGGCTGTCACCAGTCCCTCCAGCTGTATATGGTCGGCTGTCAGCTTGATTTTGCTCACTGGGTTGCCATGTTCGTCCGTATCTTCCACACTGACCCCGATAAGGGCCACCTTGCCGCTGGCATCCTGGGCATACAGCCCCGCACCCTCCGGCTTGATCACCAGCCCGGTTTCTTTCAATGCAGCCCCGTCCTTGTCAAAAACCGCCGCTGAAATCTTTACCAGCCGGTCGCTCTGTTCGAACAGTGTACGGTACTTATAGGCCAGTGCGTCCGCCTTGTTGGTAGAGAATACCAGCAGCGAAATGTAAATCACGCCCGTAAACGACAGCTTGAAGTCTCCCGTACCGTTCCAAAGGCCGTCCAGCGTGAACATCTTCTCGCCGCCAACGGGCAGGTCTTCTTCATGGCCGAACAGGTTGAAGTTTTCAAACCCGGTCTTGTCAGCACCCACAAATTCGATTTTCAACCGTCCGGCCTTGATGACCCGGTAGCTGAAGGACAGATACACCACGCCGGGCACCCGTTCGCCCTGGCTGTTCGTCTGCCGGTACTCCGGTACCAGCCGGAAGTCCTCCAGTTTCTGCATGATATAGCTGTTCCGGATATAGGCATAAGGCACCTTGCCGTCGGTCCGTATCTCGGCATGCCCGTCCGGCTTCGTACCGTAAGGACCGCCGTTCGCCCAGATCCAGCGTCCGCCCAGGGTGAACAGCGTAGCCTTGCTGCCCGTCTTCCATTTGTCCATGCCGTCGGCAAAACTGCTGTTGTCCAGATAGCTCTGTTCTTCGCGTATTTCTTTGCGCAAGCTTTCCACGGCTGAATGGATTTTCCCCTCGGTTATCTCAAACCGCGTCAGGATGTCCTCGCCCGTCATCAACACGAACGTACCCTTCAGCCACACGTTGTCGGCATACAGGCCGTTTCCTTTCGGCTGTTTGTCTGCCGGGAAAGCGCTGCTCCTGATGCCGTCCAGCTTACCCAGCCGGCAGCGAAGGCAGCCGTTGAAGTTCTTGGCCTTCACACCGTCCAGAATGTCGATACGGGGCTGTCCGTCCTCCGTGGCAGCAATGGATATAAGGTTCTGCCGGAGCGGGTTTTCCGTGTTGCCCATCAGCACGCACTCATCGCCTGCCTCCGGCTTCACCCCGCCAAACTCGCTTACCGGGACCAGCACACCGCCGGCTATCACTGAAGCCACCTCCACCCAGTATGCTTTTAGTTTCTTACCACCCGTAACCGCACAGCGCATCAGGTCATGGGCCACAAAGCCTGATTCCTGCTCAAACACGATGCGGTAGTTGTCGCCCTGCTTCACCACGTCCTTGATCTTGCCGTTGGCAGCGGACACCACCAGCTGGCCGCACACGCTGCGCACCTTCTCGATCAGCAGTTCCAGCGCCACCAGGCTTTGCCGGGCAGTCACTTTGTCCACCGTCAGGTTCGTCAGTCCGGTCAGCTGGTCAATCCACAGCTGCCAGCCCTCACCGGTCAGCCCGTCCACAAACTCCGTGCTGCGCAGCAGTTCGCGGATCACGGCAGTCAGATACTCGGCATTGCCCTCACCGTCCACGCTGCCGCAGGGCTTGCCGCCGGCAGCCTCGCCAAAACTCACACCCTTCAGGAAGCGGATGGGCTCTTTGGCCGTGTCCGGCCGGTTCTTGCTCAGGAACTCTTTCTGGCTGCGCCGCGCGGAAAACAGGTTGTTGTCCGTGGGCAGCGTCTTGTCCCAGCTTCGTATGATGTCCGGAAGGGCAGCGCCTTCCGTCTTTGATTTCGTATAGCTTTTCAGCGCACCGATGCTGTCCGTCACCTTGTCGAACTTGCCCACCTGCAGCGCATCACTTATCTCGATGTCCATCTGCCCGGGTTCGTTCACCTTGCGGCTGATTTTAGTGATACGGCTCTGACGGTAGCCTTTTTCCGGGAAATACTTCCGGCTCTCCAGCTTCACCCGTCTGCCCACAAACAGGTCTATGCCGTGCTCCTCGATGTATACCGGGTCTGTCGGGGCTTTGTAGGCGGCAATGTCCAGCCAGTGGTCCCGGTTGTACTCGTCCACCGCAACCGCAAACTCCTCTTCGGCCAGCCGGTAATACTCATCCGGCATCCGGATATTCCACAGGATATAGGTGTCGCCTGCTCGGGGCACCAGCTTGCCGCCCGGCAGCTGGGTGTCGTCATCGTAGGGCCAGATGGTGATCAGTTCGAATTCACGTGCCGCGCTGTCGTAGTTCACCTCAAAGTAGTGGTCATCGCTTTCTCCCAGTCCGGCAAGGTCGCCCGTCTGGAACGACACACGTTTGGTTTCTTCGGCCAGCTCGTACAGGTTGGGGTCAAAGTCCAGTTCCCCGTCCCGGAAATAATAGACGGTGAATTTGTTTCCTTCATCGTCTGCCACCTCCTCGCTGCGAACCGAACTCACCGTACCCACCCGGTGGGGATAAATGTCACTGAAGGCTTCCTGCTCGTAATGGTCATAGATGCCGTATTCCTCCACACCCTGCTCAATGTACTTCTTGCCGCCGGGGAGCATCAATCTCGGGCTGCCGTATTTCTCCGCATCGATGTTGCGGGTCGAACCTACCGGGAACAGACGGGTGTAGAACTTGGCCGTGTTGCCGGTGTCTCTTTCCAGCGAGGTCAGTCCCTTGCCGTACCCCAGGGCGATTTCTTCCCCATGCTCGCAGCGGCACACGTTCACCGTCTGCCCCTCAATCCACCATTCCACCTTGCCGCCGGCCTTTTCGGCGATGGCTTTCAGTGCTTCGTCGCAGTACATCCCCTCGTAGTCTATCGTGATCAGCTCCGTACCTTCCACCGTACCCACCTTCCAGTCGGTCGTGTGGCCCATGCCGTCATTGATGGCTTTCACCACCATCGCCACATGCTCGCGGGGCGTGGCTGTCAGGGTAAACAGAGGGTTGGTGTCCCCGTCCGTCGTCTCCAGCACCAGGAACCGCTTGATCAGGCTCTCCACGCCGTACAGCTTCAGGTCATAGTCCCATTCGCCCTCGTTCACCTGCTTCGGGGTGTAGCGTTCCGTCAGCCAGTACCGTTCGCCCAGATAGTCCGTGTAGTCGTTCACGTCCAGGGGCAGGAAGTCATAGTAGCTGAACGACAGGGAAAGCACATTGTCTCCCTGTACCTCCTTGCTTTGCGTCGAGCTGTCGTTCACAGCCACGTCCGCACGCTTGGTCCCGGCTTTGTCATATATCGTTAGAAGCATATTCTAATAGCGTTTGAATGGTTATATAATCGGTTTCGGTTCCCGGAACTTTACCCGGAACTTTCCGGCATGCACGCCTTCCGTCCACAGATAGGTCAGCGGGGTGAACTTCGTACAGTCGGCATACTTCACCCGCAGCTGCAGGTCCAGCTGGGGGAAACGGATTTCCAGCCAGCCGTCCTTCCCTTGCTTCAGGAAATTCACAAAGGCAAAGTACTGCTTCATCCAGCCTGCCTGGGTCTTGTTGTACAGCGCAAAGTGCAGCGTCACGTCACGTGCCTCATTCCGTGGGGTCAGCACGACGCTGTATTTTTCCCCGTGCTCTTCCCGTATGTCCACGGCGGTATCCTTCTTGGCCTTGCTTGGGGTCAGGATGGCCGTCAGGTTCTCCATGCCCCCGCGCCGGTCTTCTACCAGGAACACGCCGTATTCCGTCCAGATGTCCGTGCCGTTCACCAGCACCAGTCCGCTCAGTATATTGCCCATATCACTTCACTTTTAGTCCGTCACGTATCATTTTCTTTATCACTTCCTTCAGTTCGCCCAGGTGTCCGGCGCTCACACCGGTGTTCTCGGCTATCCGGGCCAGATGCCCTTCAGCCGTGTCCATCTTCTCCACCACGCTTTCCAGCCGGTCATCCATGCTGCTCCAGTGCTGCAACCCGCCGGTGAACATGCCCTCCAGCTTCGTCCCCTGGTCCTGCGTCATGGCCGTAAAGCCGCCCGCTTTCGCACTCTGGCTGGTACCGCCGGCTTCGGTCTTGTCGTAGCCCGTGGCTGCCGCCAGGTTGTCACGCAGGGCAAGGGCTTCGTCCACATACTTCATGTACTCTTCAGTCAGCGCGTTCCGTTCCGCCTCGGTCAGTTCGTTGTCCTCCATGGCCTTGCCGAACTTCTCCCACCAGCCTTTCAATTTCTCGCTATACAGCTCGCCTATCTTGTTACTCAGCATGGCTTTCATAAAGTACTCGGATATATCCTCCGCCGCATCCTTGGCACCGTACTTCATGTTCATCAGATTATCGATGAAGCTGCTGTACATACCGTCGAACGAAATGCCCGTCAGCCCTTCATACAGCTGGTCGGTCAGTTCCTCCAGCTTGCCGGCCTGCGCTATGTAGTCATCCAGTTTCTCGGTCAGTCGCCCGCCGTAACCGCCCTTGCCGGTGTTCTGTATCTGCGTCCACATGTCCACATTCGAACGCAGCGCCTTCATCTCCTCCGGACTCAGGCTCCACAGGTTCCCGTCCCACTGGCGGCCAATCTGTCCGCTCAGTTTGTCTATCTGTGCCTGGCTGAAACCGCCCCAGTAGTAGTTCCAGCTGTGGTGACTGCCGTGGTATCCGGCTTGTGCCATCGCCATCTGCAGGTAGTTCGAATTCGTTTCCTGCTGCATCTTGTACGCATCGCGGTAAGCCGCCACACTCTTTGTACCACGGCTCTGCTTGATGGTGTCGGTCAGGTCCTCAATCGAGGTCTGCAGCATCTCGTTCCGGTTGGTCAGACGCTCCATGGTGGCTTGCACCTCCTTGGCATTGCTGCCGCTCCAGTTGATGATACCGCCCAGGCTGAACACCTGTTTCACCACACCGCCCAATGCCTTGATACCACCGGTCAGAATGCTCATCGGCCGCGTCAAGTCTATGCTCTCCAGCCCGTCCAGCGTCTGCCCCATACCATCCAGCCATTCGCCCATCCATTCGGGGGGATCGATGCCGAACTGCTCCACCAGCCCAAGCAGGTCTTCCGCAGCACCCACATATTCCTTCACCTGGCCCACACTGTTATGCAGGGAGTCCGTAGCTTCAGCCAAAGCCTTCTGCTTTGCGTTCCGCGCTGCATCCAGCGTAGCCTTGGCATTCTGTTGCTCGGCTTCCGTTCCTTCCCTGACGGCCTTGTTGTAGGCTTCCTGGGCTTCCTTGACTGACAAGGTCGTGGATTGCACCTGGGATATGGATGTTTTCAACGCTGTAAAAGGATTGCGTTCGTTCAGTTTCTTGTCGATGGAATCTATCGCACGTACCAGGTCTTTCAGACTGTCCGGCTTCAGATCCTTTTGTGTATCGATATATTCCTTCAGACGGGTACGGAGTGACTGCAGGCTTTCAGTGGATACCTTGTCAAGGTCTCCGAAGACGGATTCCCAGTCCAACCCTTCCTTCAGTTCCTCCATGTCCAGATCTGCCATCTTTTTCTTCAACTCCTCCTGAAGTGTTTTTTGTTCGCCTTCTGTCGCGGCTTCTGCAATGCGTTTTTCATACTCCTGCGTGATGGCCAGTTTCTTTTCCTCGTAGTTGCCATATTCCGACAGGTAATCTCGCATGGCTTCGGCTTCTTGTTCCTTTTCTTCCTCAAAGGTGGCAGCAAGAGCTGCACTCCGGTTCTTGTCGTTGGAATCCCGGGCAGCAGCAAGGGCATCCGTCTGTTCCGGGGTCAATCCGTTTCCGCCGGTGGATATGCCGGCTTCCTTGTTCTCACGCTTCCAGTCGGCTTCCTGCCGGTTAATTTCTTCTTTTCTCGCTTTATAGTCATATTCGATTTGTGCCAGTTTCTTCTCGGTACCGGCTTGCATGCGGTCTATCTCTTCCTTCCGGTTCTCGGCCTGCAGGGCGGCAAGATCCTGCGCCA